CTAGATGGACAATTTATGGACACTTTCGGCCAGCGGATTGAAGCTGATAGCATCCTGTAAGAAGTCCGGCGCGAAATGCGCATACACCATCGTTTGCTGGATATTTGAATGACCAAGTATCCTTTGAAGTGTGATTATATTCCCTCCATTCATCATAAAGTGCGTTGCAAACGTGTGACGCATAACATGCGTAGCCTGCCCCTTGGGAAGATCCGGTTTTACCTGCTTAAGGATTTGCCGAAACTTCACGTAATCAGCATTGAACAGCGGACCGGTTTTTTTGGTTTTCACCAATCTTAACGCCTGCTCAGAGATCGGAACTGCGCGAGGTTTGTTGGTTTTGGTTAGTGTAAACATAACCCTGTTCCCCATGATATTCTCCCCCCTCAGTCTTTTTGCCTCACCCCATCTGGCCCCGGTAGAAAGGCAAAGTATGGCTATGCGCTTATCATCCCCACCAAGTTGGCTCAAAAGACTGTCTATCTCATCATCGGAAAGGAAAGACATATCTGATGGCGGCACCCGAAGTTTCCGTATCCCATGCAAGGGGTTTTCGTGGTAGAACTCTTCTGCTCGTATCAGAACCGAAAACATTGCAGAGAGTACCGTTAAATCACGATTAACCGTATGAGGGCTTAACCCGGCAGTGAGTTTACTGGTGCGATATTCCAGTAAAAATTTCCTGGTCAGTGCACCAGATCGGGGATCTCCCATTTCGCGAATAACCTTATTCAGTCGTTGAAGATAAGTTTCACCATACGCCTGGGTTTGGCCGTCAAGTAACCACCATCGCTCAGCCAGTTCGGACAGGCGGCGCTTGTCGGCTGGCTTTTCCAGCCAGGGGCTGTTGTGAAGATTTTGCAGTACATATTTTTCATAATCCTGCGCTTTTGACTTCAGGGTAAACTTCTTGCGAATCCGCTTTCCTTCCGCACCCTGTGGTCTGATATCCACTTCATAACGTCCGTCTTTGAGTGCTTTAATCGTCATGTTAAAGCCCTCCAACGGAAATAATTTTTTCAGTTAATTGCTGTATTTCACATGAATACTCGATGTATAGCGTCAGCCAGCATTGCGGCGTGATCGGGATGATTTTTGAGGTGTTTCGGTTGAAACCTGATTGCCCTCCGATTGAACGTACCCATCAAGAGAGAGAGCCGGGGCGATTTGTCCGGCTGAAGGCAGCGTTTTATCTTTCATGAGCCAAAACATATATTTTTCAAACATATCGACCTGGAGTACGGTTTCTACGATTTTTGCCCTTGCTGGTTGCTTGCTACCCTCATAGCTTTTAACAGTTGTTATTGAAAGTCCTGTTAATTCAGCAAATTGCTTCTGTGTTAGACCTTCGGCCTTCCTTATTTGTCGCAATTTTTGCGAATAATCTATTGACGAGTTAGTCATTTAACTACTATCCTTCATGTGTGGTAGTTGATTAACTACGTTTGCATAAGCCGACATAAGCCGACAAGCACCGACAGCAGATGCAAACGCACCAGTACAGGAGGATAACAAAATGCAGAGTGCTATTGCAGAGGAAGTGTTATCTGATTCAAGTCAGAGCACTAGAGACGCGGAGGTAGGTGAAGAATCTCCATGCCTTATGGATCTGATAAATCTACTGAGCGCGGTAGATCTGCAATCACCACAAGGGGGCAAAAAAACCAGGTTGCGCATTGATGGTCCGATTGCGGCAGTGGCTTTTTTGGATAAAGCGGCTGCATACGTTGGATTGACCCGTGAGGCGCTAGCTACGGCTTTAAGGCGTGGTGAAATGCCCGGACATAAAAAACGCAAAAACCCGGAAGATGAGAGTTCGGGGGGCGACTGGATATTTAATGTTAAAGCCTGGAATGAATTAGCAGATCAACTCCCGGAACTGGAACCGCCTGAATGGCATCACTGGAAAGATTATTGGACGTATAACAGAGGTGACAAAAAATTCCAGAAGGTGAACAAAGAAGACTGTTTAAAGGTTGATGGTCGCCGGATTTATAAGCCACGCAAATCCAGGCTGGAACAGGCAGGCAGATAGAACAAAATGTGTGGAGTAAACTGCTCCCAACTTTGATTGTGAGAGCAGGGTTACTGAATAAAAGTTCTTTGAGCCAATGCATTATTTATCACTAATTGTGCCGCCACAAATTTATTTTAGTTCGAGGTTAAAGATGCGATAGATCTCTTTTCTGAATAAATACCCTTTCTCCGGGAGTTCAGGATATACGAACTCATCGTCGTAGAGTATCTTAAACTCTTTGTGGATGAAAAAAATTTGTTCCTTATTCATTAGAGAGTTAAGAACATCAATGGTTGTCTGATATATCCATGTGTCTGGTGTAAATGCAATTTTTTCATTTATATATTTAGCCTGTTCAGAATTTAACATGACAAACATGCAATCGATTAACTCATTAAAGATAAGGTTTTGTGGAAACTGCAATTTAATGGATCTTAATCGTTTGGTATTTAGTTCGTGCTCTATCATTTTGAACCTCTTATGAAACAGTACAGTGTGAGTAAGAAGTTCTGATATCACCAGCAGGTAGGTAAGTAAAAGGTTTTTAAGAATACCGACCAACACGCAAGCGTATTTCCTTTAAAAATGGGCTTCCTGTTGTGGCAATCCGCGAAATGGCGCGGCGGTAAATATGGCGGGTTTTTCTCCATCTGTACCCATTAGGATTCCGGGTTGTCAGGTTGACCATACGCCTGAGTGACAACCCCGCCACAACAATATTGCCGGGTACAGGCGTGTTGGCGGCAAAGGAAGGCCGGACCTTTTCAGGTACAGTAGCGGAGGATATATGAGCGATAAACCTTATATTGATGCGGGAGATTTAACAGAGTGGAAAGCCAGAAAATGGCTATATGACATGGGGGATACAGCAAAACAATTAAGTCGCTCGTCAGGTGTGTGTGGCTTTCAGATCCTACACCTGCCATCCGTGGCTGATGAATTAACAAAGATACTGGATAACATCAGACAAAAAATTAACTATATGGAGTCAGTGAAAATAAGTTATTCGGCAGATCGTCCCATTCCAGTTCACGAAGAACTGGAATATTTACGCAAAACTGAAGTGGTACTTTCATGTGCTTTTCAAAATGTGAATACATGTCAGCAACTAACGCTTGAAATTCTGAATCGGTGCTGTGGAGGACACGTTGCAGACGAGGTTCCAGGATTTTCAGAACCAAAGACAAAGATACCTGACCAGGGGCTGGGATGATTTCACCGGCATCCTCGTACAGAAGGTGAAGAATAATCTCGGAGTCAGTCAGCGCAGTGTAATTAACGTCCCTGAATCTGTATTGATTCAGTACAGCATGAAAAAGGGTGAGGGATATCGCGCGAAAGCTAAGAAGATCGTGGAACTGTAGTGAGTCATGATCTTGATTAGTAATGCCATAAAGCGCATAGAGATAGCTTTTTAGCTGTTCGTAAATGATTTTTTGGTAAGCCATGTCGAACCTCCCTAGGTTCTGTTTGTTTGGTCACTTACAAGCTATCACCGGGGGAGCGTTCGGCACCAGTTACGAGGTGTAAGGATGGATAAGAGTGAATTAAAGCGGTTACGAAAGGACCTCAAGGAAGTGGCGCGTGGAGTCCAGTTGGCTGGCAAGCAGCTTAACGAAGGTAGACTCTACAAAATGCTGGACACAATGCGAACGCTGACCGGAAACCTGAATAAGCTGGTCGACGAACTAAGCAACATCATCGAGCAACAGAGCAGCAACGTATGAGCAGCGCACTGATTGGTTTTGTTCTTCTGTTCAGTTCGTGTGGCAAAGATGCCTGCGAATGGGTGCCGGTAACTGAAATAATCTATCCTACCAGGCAGAACTGCCAGCAGGTAGCTGACGAACTGGAAAAGCGCCGTCCACATTACGAATTTAGTTGCGGTGAAGTTTATCGCGGGGAAGAGGGCTAAAAAAATGCCAGGGCAATCAAAAAAGAGCTTGAATACTGTAAACTCAGGGTGTTACATTTTCCTTACCATCACAGTGCTGATGGTCGGGCGTGAGAACCCGTTGCCGTTACCAGCGACTCAGGGCGCTTCAGGCCCTTTTTTTATTGTCGCAACCTTTTTCGCCACAGAGCGCCAGATTATGGTGTGGTGTGTGGTATATCAGTGCGTAGGCGGGAAGCATACTGCGTGCTGCATGACACACCATGCCACCATGTCAATGGTAGCTCAGGCGGGGCCGACTTCGGTCGGGCCGGTTTCTGGTAACGCCGGTATTCTCACCCCCGTCTGGGCTATCGCCAGTGAGTGTGAGAACTCCAGCGATAGCATGAATCCATGTTACCAGAGGCTGCCATCATGGCTACGACCCCAGCAAAAAAACACCCAAAATCCGAGATCCCCCAACTCAGCTACGACTGCCGCCGTAAGATTTACCGTGCGCAGATGGTGGCGTTACATCTTCACCTTGATTTACTGGCCGTTGATTTCAATGCGATTCCGGTATATCTGCCGCACTTACTCTCTTACATCCACGACGATATTGAGACTATAGACAAAGAATTAATTTCCCTCGGACTGTTTGACGAGGCGATGGGAAAAAGACCGCGAAAACCTGACGCGAAATAATTAACCAGCGTCACACCTGAGTTTTAAATACACCGCTCACGCGGCGGGAGACTTGCAACCTTAATTTGGTTTGGGGGGATAAATGTTTTTCCGGGTAAATGATTTTTGGGTGTTTTGCTGGGGAGATAAGTTTTTCGGTTTTTATAACTTCAGCGCAGGGATGAACTGGCTGATGCGAAATGTTAGCAGGAGTATCAAATCAAATGTAATCAACTCAGGAGATAAAGAAAATGCAAATAAAAAATAAGGCAGATCTTACACCGGGTATAGCTGCAAACAAAGTACAGGCAACGCCAGAGCAGAGGCTGATAATTTATGCAGATCTGGAAAGCGTCTTAAATAAGGCAAGAGCGAATACACGACATAACCAGAAAACACAGGCGCTGGAATATCTTTGGAGCTGGTTGCGAGCAAATAAAAAGCAGGCGCTGAATGAAATAGAGCATCGTGAGGGGAAATAAATGAAGAATATTACTCAACTGGTGTTTAAGCCGAAGAAAAGTGCCGCTGCAAAAGGTGTCGCTCGGCAAGGAACAATCTGGCTTGATAACGACGATCCTGACGAGATTGATGCACTCTCGACGCTGGCTATTAAGGACGCGGGATTTAAAAGAAGCGACTTCTTTAAACCCGTTCGAGTGGATCACCTAGTCGTTGATGATATGCCTCCGGAAGGTGTTTTTGATACCGCGTTCTGCGACCGCTACAAGCTGGCAGAAAATGGTAAAAGCTGGCTGTTGCCAGCCGCTAAGCCTGAATCGGTTGATGCCAGTGCCGGAGAAAATACCGACAGCGTCAGCGAGCAGCAGAAAGATGAACACGCCACCGACAAGATCGATTCCGGCGATACCACCAGTGCCGGCGCCACAACCGACACTAGTACTGAAGGCGTAGGCACTGAAACAGTCACTGATGAAACCCCCGCCTATGAATTTAACGTCAACGGCGAGCGGATGGCGGATGTTGAAAAAGAGATGCAGCAGCCGGTTGTTGGAATGGATGATCGCCATCGCATACTCTCTCAGTTCATCCTTGAGGATAAGTTCTCACACAACATCACGCCGGAACAGCTTGTTGAGGTAAGCCGCCTGGAACTGGATGTAAGCGACAACTATATCCAGGATATGTTGCTCGCCACCAGGAACGCACCGGCCATACACAAGCTCAATACGCCTGACTTGTGGAAATATACCGACAGTTTTAAAAAGGTTTTTGCGCGGGATAAGCGCCACCCCCTCAGCCGGATGATTAATTTTAACCAGGCATACGCTGACGCACACCCTATCGATCGCGGCCTGCTGGTCCAGGAATGGATAAAAGGCAATTACATATCGCGCGTTGAGAAGTCAGGAGCAACCAGTGTCAGCGCTGCACCAGAGCCACAGAAAACCAGCGCAACTAAAGCAGATGTAGCGGCATCAGATAAGCCAGCCACAAAAACAACGTACAAAGCTATTGATATTCGTATCGGGCGCGCACTAGCTAAAGGGGCGGTAACGTATCCGATCACGGCAAGGGATGTTGAGCAAGGCAAGGCTATTGTTGAGGCTGACGGCGAAGAATTTAAACGCTGGTCCGCAACCTACCGCATTACTGAAAACATTCAGTTCTATGACGAAAAAACGCACATAGAGATGATTCGCCAGGCTCCCCGCGAGGTAGTTACTGGCAGCCCTGAGTTGCGCCGCGCGTATGTGGATAACTATCTGTCAGCCTACGGAACGTTAGATCCTGATCAAATGGTGTATATGCCGAAGCGAGCCCCTGTAGATCATAAAGAAAATATGGAGCGTGTACGTAAGGCTGGTAAAAATCTGCGAGATATAGCGGCTGGGAGATTTAACTGTGATGAAGAAAAACCGCAATCAGAAGACGTGCTGGCAGATAAACCGTCAGCGCCTGAAACAGTGGAACCGGACGCAAATGAACATCATCCGGATACACGGTCGATGGCGACTGAATCATCTGTAACTGCTGACAGCGATAAAACCATGCACGAAAAAGTCAGTGAACAACTCGCCGCCGATCGAGGTGATTTTGTTCCTGGCATCAGCGACCCCAGCGATCCGAAGTGGGTACACAACGATTACAGCGCCTCAAGTGAGGGCGAAAAAACGGAAGTGGATACTGACAGCGCGACTGATATTGCTGATTCCGTTGACCACTCAGAAGAATTTTCGAACCAGAACGAACCAGAATCACCGGAAACCGAGCTAAAAAGCCTACAACCCGAATCAGTAACCAAAGTTGCCGATGGTGTTTTTGATGTATCCGCATTCTTCGCGGATACATCAAATCAGGGTGAAAAAACAGAAGTCACACCGCCGAATAATGATGACCGTTCGCATGAATGCGCAGAAGAAAAAGCGACGGATGCACCTGCCACAATGGAATTATTACTGCACGAAATAGTACTTTTGCAGTCAATAAATAACCAGTTACTGGAAGCCTGCGCAGCTTATCAGAAACGGGCAGAAACCCGACACGAAAGATTTCTGGAGGCGCTTTTCTGCGGGATAACGCGCTTTACATCCTGCTGGTCGGAGGGTGAGAGAGAAGTGAAATTTGAAGAGGGGACGGGTGATTCATGAGTAGAAATTACACACACGAAGAACGGGAAGAGATCCAGAAGCGCTTAACGGATCTGGTAAGAAAGAACGGTCGTATGACGTTTGGGGAACTGCGGAGGGTAACAGGGTTAACCGTTTTTACAGCTCGTCATTATCTGAGCGAGGCGGAACGCTGTGGGGATCTGTATCAGGCGGGCAGAAGTGGCATTTTCCCATCGGAGCGAGACTTCCGGATCTGGAAGCGAAAGCAGGACGACGCCAGGGTAGAGCGTTTTCTGAATGCCAGACTGATTACTGGAGAACCTTACGACAGGAGCCGGAATTCCATCTGTGAGGAATGTCGGAACAGTTATGTAATGCAGCGCATCCTGGCATTTTATCGGGGATATCAACAGGGAGTGATCGGCAAATGAAAATTGAATATCAGGACGGCGGAGAGGAATCGCGTCTTCTTATAACCAGTTGGTTTTTTGACTGGAGGGAGCATAACCGCCTGGTGGATGAAATCCTGTTTTGCGCTCCCAGACTGCGGGCAGTGGATGAAGGTTTTTTAAGGAGGACGACAGTCATTTCCGGTGCAACAGCCTGGGTTATGTGTGCAGAAGTCACGATTGAGGAAAGCGGGTATGAGGTCAGGAGGATTGGTCAGTGAGCAACATCGACAAACAGGCGCTGCTGGGTGCCGATAAACACGCAAACCAACACAGGCTTTCTCGTCTCATCATTGAAGCTAATAGCGCAGAACTTCGTGATATAGCGGAAGCCGTCGAGCAGTACACCGACCAGCTTATTGCGGCGTTGGCCGACTCAGAGAAGCACATAGCAGAGTTGGAAAGTAAAAACGGCTACCTGCGAACCATTGCGCACGAACAGAACGAGTTAGCTATCAGGGCCAGTCTGGACAGTAATAACGCAACAGTGGAGATGGGCAGGCTGCACAAACGCATAGCAGAACTGGAGGCGAAACTTGAAACCGCCGACAAATTGCAGGATAGCGCATTCCGTGACGGCCTGAAAGCCGGGTTCAGCTATGGGCAGACAGATGACCAGTCCGGGTTCACGCAGTGCATGTCCGCGTATAGCAACGCTGGCATCAAGGCTAAGGAGTCGTGATGGCCAGAACGACGCGTGAGCGCATGAACAACAAACACGGTCATCACTATCAGCGCGATGGCTCAATTTATATATGCCATATCTGCGGAACGGCAGAGCATCTTAACGGTAACTTTTGGTGGGCGGGCCGTTATTCGAAATATGAGCCGCCATGCAGTGACGACCCTGTGGGACAGGATGCATGGTTTGATGCAGCGGAAAGCGAGGGGGAGTGATGGAATCGCAAGCTATTTTGGATATGTGCTGCGGCTCTCGCATGTTCTGGTTCAATAAGCGCGATGAACGCGCCGTATTCGCCGATATCCGCGGCGAGGAGCATATATTGTGCGACGGTCGCAGTCTGGTTATCAGTCCTGACCTCATTGCTGATTTTCGTGCGCTACCGTTTGCTGATTCGTCTTTTCCGGTTGTTGTATTCGACCCACCGCATCTTGAGCGAGTTGGTGATAACGCCTGGATGGGTAAAAAGTACGGGAGACTGAATAAAAAAACGTGGCGTTCTGACCTCCGCGCCGGATTCAAAGAGGCATTCCGCGTATTGCGGCCACACGGTGTTCTCATTTTCAAGTGGAACGAAACGCAGATTCCGGTAAGCCAGATTTTGGCGCTTACTGACGTGAAACCAATTATTGGCCAGCGCACCGGCAAGAACGATAAAACCCACTGGATTATTTTTGTGAAGGGCTAACCCATGACCACTATTACCAATAACAAATTACCAGAATGGCGAACAGCGCTGGATAAGTGCGTAGAAAATTATCAATCCACCAGGGCGTGGTATGAAGAAAACCGAGATAGCCCGGCAGCGCTAGACGATATGGAAAGAGCAGAAGATCAGCTTGCTAACTTTGTAAGGAAATGCGGTTTCAGTATCGTCCTGGGCTTGCTTGATGAAATAGACGAGTTACAGGAACTACGCCGTAACTATCTGGCGTTACGTGGTGAGATTGAGGACGTGCAGTCGCAGTTGTACGAGGCAGAAAACCAGGCTAACGAGTACGCCAGCGAGCTACAGGAACGCCGCAAGGCTGATAGCGCGGAGCCAATTTACCAATGGCGTGAGGCTTTTGAAGAAGACTCACTATGGGATGACTGCACTAAATCTCAGTACGATGGTTTTGCCAAAAAAGCAGACTGTGAAGTACGTATTCTCTACACCGCCCCGCCAGCGTCAGAACGCGAACGTATTCGCCGTGAACACGCTGAATGGTCTGATGACTCGTTCGGCGATGTCGGTTCAGTTGGTCCGCTGAAGCACCTTTCCAAAGAAGCTATCGAGGCGGCTGCTGAACCTGACGACCTGAGCGAATGGGCTGATATGCAATTCCTGTTATGGGATGCGCAGCGCCGTGCTGGTATCAGTGACGGTGAAATTACCGCGGCGATGGTAAAAAAGCTGGCGATAAACAAACCCCGCCAGTGGCCTGAACCGAAAGACGGCGAGCCACGGCTGCACATCAAAGAGCAGCCAGTGCCGGTAATGCCTCCTGGATTGCATCCTGACACGCAAAAGCTTGTGGCCGACTTCAGCACTGATCTTGCAGAGAAGCTATATAAGGCGCAACTGAAGTATGGCTATGACGCTGACTGGAAACAGGATAACTGGTCGGCGCAGTGCCTGGCGCATTTTCATCAGCACATCGCCAAAGGCGACCCGCGCGACGTTGCGGCTTACTGCGCGTTTATGTGGTATCACGACTGGAAGACGGAGCCTGCGACAGCGCCGGTAGTGCCGGAGGAATGTCCAGCGGATATTAGCGTTCTGATGGCTTCGCATTCTGATGCACTTTTCAACGACGATGATGCTCAGGAGATATGGAACGCCTGTCGCGCCGCCATGCTTCAGGGCGGATTCCGCGATTTATCACAACCAGTAGACCCGCAGGTTACCGAATATGAGCAAATAATGCTGCGTGCTGGCTGGGTTATGGTGCCCGTCGAACCAACGGACGAAATGATAGCGGCGGCGATGGAATGTGATGATGTGGTTTTCGACAGTAAAGATCCAACCGCATTCTGTGTTCAATATCGGGAAATATATTACGCGATGGTGGATGCCGCACCAAAACAGGAGGGAAATAACGGATGAACTGGCCTGACGCATTTTTATATGTCGGGATAGCGTGGCTTTTGCATATGCAATAACGCGCATCTGAATAATTAATTAACCGTAAAAACGATTTTAAACACCGCTCATGCGGCGGGATTCGTGCAGCCTGAAAACAGGAAAATAGAAATGAAAAATATGATTAACAGTGAACCATCAATGACCAGTAAAGAGATTTCAGAGCTGGTGAATAAGCGCCATGACAATGTTAAACGCACTATTGAAAAACTGGCGAAGGATGGAGTTATCCGACATCCTCAAATTAAGGATTACGAAAGAATCAATAACTTAGGATTCTTAGTGACGGATAAATACTACCGGTTTATCGGTGAGCAGGGAAGGCGCGACAGTATTGTTGTAGTTGCTCAGTTAAGCCCTGAGTTTACTGGACGCATGGTAGACCGCTGGCAAAAACTTGAAAGAAAGGTTGCGTTATTAAGCGCAGAAGAGCGAACGATACAGCATCAGCATAAGGTTGATGTAGTTGCACTGACCTGTGCTGTCGCTGAAACAACGGTGACAACAGCGATAAAAGCAGCTATTGAAGCTGCGACGGTACAACAGGAAAAACTGGCATCACAGAGGCGTGATAGTGATGATTTCGTTGTATTTGATTACTCCAGTGCTGATAGCGATGTTGATAACAGCGCCTTCCAGCCAATACATGCGCTGTCTGCCAAATCAGGTCTTGCGGATTCTGCATATCGTCGTCTGATTGAGTTTGCGCATGTTCCAGCCAGAAAAATAGGGCGGTCAGGCCTGCACGCCGATAGTGATGCCTTCGTTGCCGCCGCCTGTAAGCTGATTGGTGAATCAGAGCCACCAAAAGGGAAGATTAAGCGCTGGCAGCATCCTGAATTTAGCGGGTTTATCCTTCGCCGCGCACTGTCAGTGTCCGATCAGGAAAAGCAGGACTGATCGGCAATGACGATGGTCACGCACAAAAACCGCTTGCCTGTCTCATTGCTGGTGGGTTACATTCGCCCTGCACCTCATAAAGCGGGTGCCGGGTTTCGCAGCCTGCCAATCACAACAGCGCACAGCCGCGCGAGCGGTTTTTTTACGTGCAAAGCATCGTCACGCCTTTTTATTCGCATTATGGCGGGGCGTACAGGGGAGCCGAAAGGCTCGCCGGGTTCTGTTGTGGCCGGTACTGCGAACCCTGTACGTCTCGCCACCTCAAGTTTCGCAGCTTCTGGTGGTGAATTAACTGCATTTACCACAACAGGAGCCTCATCATGGCAAACCGCAAACACGCTCACACTCGCGCTGACGCACAGCGCATTCATACTCAGACCCAAATCAACCGCCGCCTGTACCGCGCACAGCAACTGGCTAACTGCCTGTATTTCGAATCCATCAGCGATAACAGCATTATGGTGGAATTGTGTATATCGTCCGTTCTCAGCTATCTGGCTGACGATCTACGCGACGTTCACGACCTGTTTAACGGCAAAAAGCGCAACACGTAATACCCCTGAAAACCTGACACAAAAGCAACACTCCGCCTGCTGGTGGGGTGTTTGCCTGTTTGGAGGTCGGGAGGCGCTATGACAACACCGATAAACGGCGGACCGCGCACGCCTTCACCGGAAGAACAGCAACAGTTTTTTGATGATGTTCGTCAGACCTTCGAAGGCCTGCCGTGTTTCATTGCGAAAAAATTTAACGACAGGGTAAGCAGCGCATACCGTCTGAAGGGCTTTACTGGGGCCCAGACAAAATTCAGCGACATCATCTGTCACGATCTGCGGCTGGTGGATCTGACCAGCCAGGTGTACACCATCTCGCCGGGCGAATTGCCGGGGTATCTGTTTGGCGGTCTGGCATCAGACGACGCTTACGGCGCAGTCCGAACGATGACATTCCGGTTTAATGCGCTGGTGGACGGTGACGAAAGCGACGCCGCGCTGCTGGCGCATGACCTGGCGGAGTTTCTTTGTGACGAGGTGGAACACCTTAACCGCACGCTGAGGGATGAAAGTGCGTCGGAACTGCTGGGTGTGCTCTACAGTATGGCGGCGGGCGTCACGGAACACTTTAAGGCCGATCCCCCCGAATGGAGCCGTTTCACGGGTAAAAAACTCACGCCGGAACAACTGAAAATCGCCATCAGCAGGATGATCAGCGTGCGGTTCTGGTCCCGTCATTTCCGCACCTTTACCCGCCGCTGGCGCGAGCATCTTTACATCGCCGTGGGTGACGTTCGCCGTCAACGGTCTGTTATCTGTTCGCCGCAGTGGGTTCAGCACTGGCTGGTCAGCCGCAAACGCGGGCGTGAAATCATGGCGGAAACCGACCTTGAGGACGAGGAGACCGGAGAGACGTTACCGCTGTTATCTGCTGTGGATGCCAGCGTGTCAAATAACGAAAAACGCCGCGCGGAAATGATGACGCGCGTCAAAGGAATGGAAGAACTGGCAGAACTGGACAGCCTGGCGCAGGACAGCGACTGCGTCGGGTTATTTTTCACCTGGACGGCACCGCGCCAGTATCACTCCTGGCTGGAGACCGGACGCCGTAACCGGAAATGGAACGGGGCCAGCCCGAGGGAGACCCAGCACTATTTCACCCGCACCTTTAAAAATTTCAGTACTGCGCTGACCCGCCGCAACGTTCACATCTTCGGAATGCACATCACTGAATCTCACCATGACGGCACACCGCACTGGCACGGCATTCTTTTTGTCCGAAGGGAACAGGAGGCGATATTACGCGAGGTGTTTGAATCTTACGCCAACGCGGAGAACTGCACTTCTCACAGGCCAGGCAAGCCACCGGCGCAGTCTCAATTGATGATTAAGCCCATCAATAAGCGTCAGGGCAGCGCCACAGTCTACATCACCAAGCATATCTGCCGGAATATCGAGGGATGCGCCCCAGGAGGTACTGACAGAGAAACCGGCAGACCCTGGACTGAGCTTGCCAGGCATTCGGCAGCGTGGGCCAGTCTTTGGGGGATTAAGCAGTTTCAGTTTATTGGCGGTCCGCCTGTTTCAGTATGGCGGGAGCTGAGAAAACTCAGCGATCAGAAAAAAGCCGACAGCGTAAGCCCTGTCTTTGGTGAATTACATCGTGCTGCAGGTAAGGGGGAGTGGGCGGCTTACACCCTTCTGCAGGGCGGCGCACTGGCGACCAGAAAAAACCTCACCATGCGTGCCTGGTACAAACCCGGCGAAGAGCCGGACGAGTGCGGGCAGTACACCGCCATCCTTAAAGGCGTCTATTTGCAGGGGACAAACAAAGCCCCGATAGCGACGCGCACACGCAACTGGAAAGTAAAAGCGCCGCATCAGAACGCTAAACCGGGCTCCCTGACAAACCACAGGAAGCCAGCTTTAACGCCCTGGACTCGTATCAATAACTGCACTATGCGCAGAAAACAACCAGTGGATCATCCACCGGATCTTCATCTGAAAATCCCGATCCAACTGGAACTGGATTTTGAGGAGATGAAAAAAGTGAGAGTGAGTGAAAGGTAAGTCCGGGCAAAAGCAGCGGAGAGATTTTCGTTGCCTGGTTAATGAAAATGCCAGTTTTACGGGGTAATGTATTTATATACAGTGTCGCCAAAGGGAGACACTAAAATATAGTGAGAGGTAGAATATGAAAGGACTGGATCTGGAAAGAATGACGCCGGAGAAGATTCACGGTATCGGGCTGGAGTGCATACGCCGGGCTAAGGTAATGGAAGAGTCAGGGGCAACAAAAGACGCCATCAGGAAAAATCTTCTGCCTGCAATGCAAAGAATGGAAAGAGCCAGGTATGAACTACAGTCTGCTTTCGACAGGGTGATAGATAAAACGGCGGAACTTGAAAAGTGTGAGGCCGATGTCAGAAGGATGCTGAACAAAATCGTTGAACAGGGCGCTGGCAGCGACAGTGATAACGAACACGGCAACTGAGTAAGGGCGAAAGGTAGATAATGCGGGCGATACTGACAGCATTTCCACAAAACGGCGCCAGGGTAACATTACTGAAATCCGGCAATCTGACCCAAAGACTCCGCGATGGCCAGCGCATCATGATCTGCGATGTTCCCCGGCAACTTGAGAATGTACCTGCGGGAGAAATACCGGAAGCAGGGCAATGGCTGGCCCATGATGAAGATCTGCAACCGTTCTTTGCCGACAGCAGGGTAATAAATGCTGCCGGTGGCACGGAAGGGGTGAAAACGTGGGTAAGCAGAATAGCGGATTGTCAGTGCGCTGGCGGTGATCATGTCAGGAACCTGACGACAGCACAGACACCGGACGGCGGGGCCGTGAGGTTGTGCCATGCGTGCGATAACATTCACTACATGAAGGGATACCGCGATCTGAGTGAAATTATCGCCAGTAACCGCGCGGAGTGGATAGTGGGCTACGCCAGAATGAGCCTCAGGCTGAATGCCGATCACCAACTGACGTTGCCGGAGTTATTTTGCTGGGCGGTATTACGCGGCGTGGCTGAAGCCATGCCCGTGAACGTGATGCGCCGTTTTGCCTCCCTGCCGGAAGATGAGGTGCTCACCGGCACTATAAAAGAAGCGGATATTAACCCCTGGCAACTCAGCGCCCGCCAGATAGTGGAGAAAAAAGCCGGGGAGGGCATAGCAGCTATGCTCCCTGATATTCATACAGTGCCAGACGCAAAAAACCTTATTAAGGATTCTGGTCTTAATGAGACTCTTAATGAGACCGCTACAGAAAGGGTAAAACCCGTTCTGACGCTGAGCATCGACAGTGACCCGGTAGCGGGCTATATGAGAAAGCCAAAAATGATCCGCCTGGAACTGTCGGGCTATACGCGGTGGGTGAAGCGCCAGCCATGCTGCGGTTGCGGTAAGCAGGCAGACGATCCACATCACATCATTGGTCATGGTTTTAGCGGAACCGGAACTAAAGCGTGTGATTTGCTGGTTATACCGTTGTGTCGGGTGTGTCATGACGCGCTGCACGCGGATACCAGAGCATGGGAAGAGCAGAACGGCAGTCAGTTGTTGTGGCTGGCGAGAACGCTGGCAAGAGCGACAGGCATTGGTGCAATAACCGCAGCGAGGGCGAAAGAGTGACACCGCAGACTATCACTTGGGTAAGAAATAACGTCATTTTTGCGTTGAACTGCGGAGGGAAGCCGCAGCGGGGTCAACTGGCGGCGTTTGAGGGATTTGCCCGCGCAACTAATAAACGCTACGGGCGTCACCGGGAGCGTACACTAAAAATAGGCAATCGCTGGTACTGTCGGGACACCGATCCGGTTTACGTACTGGAGACCGCTAGGAACAAAAAGCAGCCAGACGTAATAACGCCGGAAGAGTTCAGCAGCGCGTCATGGCGCCGCGCCATAAACAGCCTGGATGATTACGAAAAGGCGTGGATACTGTACTGCTACGGAGGCGAGCATACCTACATGAACCACATGCTGATTTGTGAGTACATATGGCTACAGATGCATAACCGGCTCAGGGCAAGCCGGAAGCGTATTACTGACGACATGACGGGAAACCTGATCACCCTGGCGGGTATAATGACGTGGAATGCGGGGCAACTGATGGGCGGGAAAGACAATGCGGAAATTTTTGCCCCCTCGTATGCGGCGCAGGAAATTGGAGTCAGTGACAAAGCGTGGTGGAAAAGCTACAAAAAACACTGGAAGTTTATGTACGATAAATGCGCAGAACTGGATCTCAACGCGTTGGAAAAACTGATGAAAAAAATTTAAAAAATGCAAAAACAGCACCAAAAAAAGAAAGATTTGCTCAGGTAGAGTTTTTGGGGTAAATTTGAGTCAAATTTGATAGCTTGCCATTCGTGTAAACAGAGAGAAAACCCGCTAAAAAGCGGGTTTTCTATTTGCTGAAAAATCAGGAATGTTTCTGGATAACTAAATCAACACCTTCATTCAGCATTTCATTGATAGACATGCCCGTCGCCTGAGCGGCGATCGTTAATGCCTGGTGACGCTCCGGCGACAGGCGGGTAGTGACTTTTCCACTGAATGATTTGTATGGGTCTATGCCATCTTTACGGCACTCATCCAGAAAGATGCGCAGTGATTCCGCGCCTTCCTTTTTCAGCTCTTCAACGCTGTAAGCGTAGAAATCAGCGCCACCATTCAGACAGATAAATTCACCGCGAAACATTTCGATTTCCGGATCGAAGGTGATGACAGCCTTCTGGCCATCGATGTTTAAAATATTGATCATGGTCTTACTCCTAATGATTCTAACCATATCCTGATGGAGTTAACCGCCCCCTTGTCAGTGGTTGGTCTGGGGTGTGGTCGGTGAAAAATTTTCTTTTCAACTGTGATTATTGATTCTGATCCGTTTTTATTTGTCTGAGTTTATGGATTATATTACCTCAATGATTTTTTCAGAGGCATGGTTCATGGACAGTTCTGGTGTAAAATACAAGGCTGGAGGCCAGTTATTATTGTCGGTCATTATTGCACTGTCGATGACCGGGTGTGTGAGGGCTGATTCAGTTGTTAAACCGGTTACTCCCAGTGGCAAGGTTGCTGATATGTTTGTAACCCATAAAAGCACAACATCTCCTGCGACGGGAGAAGAAATAAGAAAGTATGCTTTGCAGATAAAATATGCGATTGAAAGTAATTTCTATGATATTGACCAGTATACAGGTAAACAATGTGTTTTAAGTATCCAGATGGCTCCGGATGGGGTGATTCTGAGTATCAAGTCTGACGGTGGCGATCCAGCTCTGTGTCGGGCCGCGATGAAGGCAGCTAAAAAAACTAAATTGCCCAGCCCTCCTTCACCAGCCATTTATGACGTATTCAAAAAAGCAGTGCTCGACTTTCAGCTATAAGGTTTCGCTCGCTGATAAATGTTCATTTGTTGCATTGGGTTATCTGGATAGCGTATCAACCTGCCGGATTGATGATGAGGGTTCGATTCCCGCTGGCGACTCCAGTTTTTTGGATAAGCGCTGTTTTTTTGCAAAATTGCTGTGTAAAAATGTTGACCTTTGGGTTCAGCGCTAATCCAAAAATTACCTGATACCTCGTGTAGCTCCGTTGAACACACGGTGTCCCATCATTACAGGGCACAAAATGTTATTGTCATCGACTATCTGTTGATTATAGGTTTTTTGTGTTGCGGTGAATCCAGCTATGCGCATGGGCGGAAGTGGTTACAGGATATGAACGATCCTCGATAGTGTAATGCTCGCGAGTAATGGTCGGTAATCAGCCAAAGGCTCACCGGGAGGCACCCGGCACCGCAACACCAACCGCCACTAGCTCATCCGGACAGAGCAGCAGCCTTCTAAGCTGTTGGTGCGAGGTTCAAACCCCCGGTGGCGGACCATGCGGTCATCGTATAATGGCTATTACCTCAGCCTTCCAAGCTGATGATGCGGGTTCGATTCCCGCTGACCGCTCCAGAATCTCAGTACATCACTCACGAAGAAGGGTAAACCGGAGCGTTTGGTGTGCTGCACAACTGCATGAGTATTGAAGGAACCTGAATCCGCCTTCTTCGTAGGTCTGGCACTGAGCAGTACTCATGACAGTTGTGGTGAATGCGTAGGCTGATACGCTGACGAGAGAGAGGTCAGTAGAAATACTGAATAGCAGAGAGAGTGGAATGTGGTAGGTGCCACACTGGAGTACCAGACAAAGCTCGTGCAATGTGCAGGCTGACGGGTTAACGAAGATACGCACCTTGATACGTTATCCATATGAAATCCAAAAAGTGTTAGTGAAACCACCTTAAGCCGGAGATCAGCACCGGCCACCGCAACAACTAATTGCACGATACAAAGTACCAGAGCCTGTTCTTCGGAGCAGGCTTTTTTGTCTCCGCGACGTCACATAACATAGTTAATATACTTGCACATAATATTATATCAATTGTAATGTTTTCAGGTTGCAGTGAATCCCACCAGCGTAGGGGCGAAAGGCCAGATTGTCTTATTGTGCTGATTTTCGCGGGTCATTGTGTTCTGGCGTACCAAAGGCTCATCGGGAAGAACCCGACACTGCAACTTTATAATCCAGTCAATTCTGAAATGTTTGCTTCGACGTCAGTACAGGAAGGCGATGATGCTGAAAAAATGGTGTATCAGGCTGCTTCTGCTCTCCAGTTTTTTTGGTGGAGTAGTCATATACTGCGTTGTTATCGAGCGTATAGAGCATGAGCTGATTTTTCTGGGGATAGATGATTAAAATATTTATTGCCAGACTTAGTCTGCAAACAGTAGTTTTTCCGGCGTTGCGGTGAATCCAGCTATGCGCATGGGCGGAAGTGGTTTCAGGATAGTTAATTATCAAGGTAGCGCGAGTCACGGTCGGCAGCCAGCCAATGGCTCACCGGGAGGCACCCGGCGCCGCAACACAAATCAGAAATTAGGCTCGTACTCAAAGGCTGCTTCGGTAGCCTTTTCTGTATATCACACTGGCGTAGTGGGGATCGTCTCTCGCATTTTTACTCGCCATAAGATGTTTCTGGCTAAACATAATGTAACCAGACAGGTATTTACTGGTTTGCGTAACGGGTTATAGAGTGGTTTCGTTGCGGTGAATCCACCTGAGCGGATGGGCGGAAGTGTTCACTGAAAGACGCGATCCTTATCATGTAAATGCCCGCGAGTCACGGTATGAGCAGCTAAAGACTCACCGGGAGGCACCCGGCACCGCAACACTATCGGTTTTTTAGCTCAGTGGTCAGAGCAGGTGTATTGAATGAAAAAGGCTGATTACGTTAGTATTCAGTCGTTGTGGTAAATGCGCAGGCTGATGCGCGAATGGTAGGGTACAGCCCGACTGGTAATAAAGGAGCCGCCCAGCCAGTCAAGCGAAAGCAGGGTGCATGGGTACAAGTTCGACGACAAAACGAGCCGCCCGTTGTCATGCCGGAGATCAGCACCGGCCACCACAACCTATATACCCGTGTAGCTCCGCTGGTCACGCAGCGGCGGTGGCCCATCGTTACAGGGCAAATTTCAGACAGAAAAAACCCGCCAAAGGGAAGAGGCGGGCAGTAAATACTGAATTTAGAAAAAGGACTACCTCATCATCATTAGCAGGAGAGTCTGCACACTTGACCTGGTTGTGCAGACATCAACACCTTGCCTGATTCTCGCTGTTAAGTTAAACAGATAAATCCTAAAATAGTAAACCATGTAAATTATCATGTTATGGTAATAATGTTGCAGTGAATCCTGCTAGTGTGGGGCAAGCTGATCATCCGGGTTATTAACAATCGCAGCTGACATGAACAACGCGGGCTATGGCAGATCAACCAAAGGCTCACCGGGTAACGACCGGCACTGCGACATCTACCTACTCATTGTCTGAATCAAAGGCTACTTCGGTAGCCTTTTCAGTCTCCGGCGTCGAAAGATTGACCGGCTTTTAAGACCTCATCAGAGGCCACGCTCAGGAAGGGCGTGTTGTAGGCAAAAAAATGCCCGGAATGACGAGACCGGGCAAAATTCATTCATGGTAATAAAATATACATTTGACAATTGAACGCCGTTCACCTTCTGGTATGAACGACAGAACAACCATAAGCATTTCAGCCCCAGTTAATCAACAACGTAGCGTAAGCTCATCTATAAGTGGGTCTATCTCTTTAAGCACTTCATCAGGATTGGACACAGTAAAGCTAAATGCAAAAAAGGGCCCACCGTCATACGGGCGCTCACTGTGATAGTGCCTGGTTTTTGCGACTTTATCATGAGCATTCATATAGCGGTGAAACGCCACCAGCAGTCGCTTTTGTTTTCTTTTGGTGGCGAACGGGAAAACTTTAAATAACTCATCTTCTGTAAGGGTTCGAAATGGATACGAGCCTTTGGATATCATCGTTCTTTCTTCAAGGAGCTTTATCAACAATGGCGCTGATGCTGCTTTAAATGCACTTCTTCGGGATAAGCAGATACCAATAAATGCAGGTATAAATATCCCGGCAGCAGCTAAAAGCAATTCAATTATCGGGATTATTTCCATAAGGATTTCCCCTATGTTTGATATGTATAATTTTATCCATGAAACCCTGCCAATATTTGGCCTGGGATTATCATGTTTTGGGCTTGGGTACATCCTCGGCTATGTGCGTGGATGTATAATGTTCTACTGGCATCACAAGTGATGTAGTTTGTAGAACATCAGCGCAGCAGCGATTGCCGCAAAGCAAATCAGTACAGCCAGTTTTTCGAAGGCGCTCATTCTGGATTCTCCAAAAAAAAGCCCGGAATAGCAGACCGGGCGAATAACACAATGTTTAACATCAACTTGGAGGTTGCTCACCCTCCAGGGTATGGGCAACGAAAAGACGATAAGCATTTCAGTTTGTACGGGTCAACAGAGCTACGCTAATGCGTGGTCTTTTTCATATCCGACTATCCAGGACTCACCAATGAAAGTCTACATAGCGGGTCCGATGAGCGGACTCCCCAACTTCAACCGGGACAGATTTAACGAGATAGCCGGGCTGGTGGTTAAAAGCGGCAATATCCCGCTAAATCCGGCCATTCTCCCCGATGGTCTGCCGGAACGTGACTACATGGCTATTGGTATTGCCATGCTGCAATGCGCTGACGCCATTTGCCTGATCGAGGGCTGGGAGAACTCAGCAGGCGCAAGGGCTGAAAAAGCGCTGGCCGATAAGCTAAATATTCCCCTCCTCAGCTTCTGGTAACGGGCTGGAAAAATCGGCGCTGGACGCTTCCTGACTGGCTGCCGGGTGTAACCATTCCATTTTATTTAGAGGACAGAAAATGAAACTGACCGTAGGTGATATAAGATTTTCCGAATCCGGTTACGCATCTGCGACCGTTGGTGTCGGGACCGGAACATTTCTTTTTTTGCTTTTTTCAATATGCAAGATGGATGTTTCTGTTCCGGTGGTGGATGGAAAGGAGATTAAGGACTACGACGAAGATTTAAGGAATAAAGCCCGTGAAGTAATCACCAAAATATATAAAGAGATTGTTTGCGGCGAGAATGATGTTGGCGAGCAGAGTACCATGCTGATACAGGCAGCAAATTCTAATTCCATACAAATGATGCAGGCAAGCATTGATGAACTGAAGGAGCAAATAACCAGGCTTCAGGAAGAAAAGCACCCCAAAAAAGAGGCAATGAAATCTTTTCTGGTTGAAGATGAAAAGATAGTGATGAACGCGAAACGTTTTACGATTATCAACTCGCCAGTCCGTGATAACCTGGAAGAACGCGTTGCTAATCTGGAGTTGCAGCTTGCGGAAGTAAAAGAATCTACAAGCTGCCATATGCAATTAATGCAGAATAACATTCAAGAAATAAAGAGCAGAACTATTCAGCCCCATCTCAGCAATCGCAGTTGTTGAAGCTCTCTTGTGCATGCATGATTGCCATAACCTCTATTTCCTTTATTGTCAGATCAGGAACATTCATACCGCCAATATTTATGTAGAAATGATGCTGGGAGTCGTCGTCACCCATCAGCGATACATAGATTTTTTCGTTTGCGTGGCAAAGACCAATAGAGCTTAGCTTGTATTTCATTTTTTTATTCCTCAACCAGAAGTAACAGCCATCCCTCCGGTAGTGAGTTGAATGCCAGTGCTGACACACTGGCGGGCTGAAAGAACACACTACCCATTGCAGGGAATCCACATCAAGCCGCACTCCAGCGGCTTTATTTTTGCCCCAAATAACCTCAAAAGAGAGAATGTTTATGTATAAGGTCAAAGTCAGCTACATCTTGCCGGAAGGCGATCAGGTTCGTGTTGCTGTATGCGCAGTGAAAGAAGACGGCACTCAGATTTTCCAGATGGAAATTCAGTCACCGAAAGAAAAGGATAAATCACTGGATGCCTACGAGCAGGCCGCGATAGAGCAGTACACCACGATTGTTAGTGAAATTGCTGCTTCTGCACAGCCAGCACCGGACGCCGTGGACGCCAGCGCCAAAAAGTAATCATCCGGTAACAGTGTGACAGGTCGCCATGTGCGGCCTTTTCTTTTATCTACCCTCCGCAGAAAGGCGAGCAGGGAGGCTCTATGAATAACGACCCACATAGCTGGACGGACTGGTGGGTGATGGTGAAAAGCTGGATTAATGGCGACATTCCCCTGGACAGCCTTTTAATGACGGCGGTTATTGCAACACTGCGTGTTCTGTATACGGGAAGAAGCTGGCGACGTCTGTTGCTTGAAGTGCCACTGTGCTGTCTGCTGGCCGTTGCCGCGTTCTCCATGATTAAACCTATTCCCGTTTCCTGGTTATCTGAAGACTGGCGGGTAGGTATTGGCGCAGCCATAGGGCTTATCGGCGTTGAGCATATCCGGGCACTGGGTGTGTTTGTGACGAAGAAAATAGCAGGAAGGACAGGACAATGACTAATTCACCTCGCGGCATTCGTAACAACAACCCCGGCAATATCCGCTGGGGCGACGACTGGAAAGGGCTGGTACCGAAAGAGCAGCGTACCGATAAAGCGTTTTGCCAGTTTGTAACACCGGAATACGGCATCAGGGCGATGATCGTTATTCTGCGCAACTACCAGCGTAAACACGGCCTGAACACCATCACCGGCATTATTAACCGCTGGGCACCCACAAACGAGAATAACACGCAGGCATATATTGACAGCGTAGCAAAAACGACTGGCACAGCCCCTGATCAATTCGTCCACACCGACGACAGCCGTTTCATGATGAAACTGCTACAGGCCATCATCCGGCACGAGAACGGCGAGCAGCCCTACGGGTTTGATGTGTTCGTCAGAGCGCTGGGTCTGGCTGGCGGCTGATTCACGAAGAATATAAAAGCGAAAACCCCGATTGCCGCAAACAGTCGGGGTTTTCTGTTTCTGCACCTTGAATAAGGCAAGGGAGAACCTGTGATTGATATTAGCAAACTGATTAGGGAGTTGCGACTAATGATTGAGCAATTACCAAACTGGAAATTTATCCTGATCTGGCTGGTACTGTTTGTCGCTGCTATTGGCTATCTGATTGGGCAAATCCGCTGGTGGTGACATGAACCGCATAACTACTGGCGTAATAGCCTCGTTGCTGATAGTGGCCGCCGCGCTGGCCTGGACTACAGAACGCTATCACGGTAACGCAGTGCGCTACAAAGACCAGCGAGACACCGCCACTCACAACCTGAATCTGGCGAACGAGACTATCAGCGATATGCAAACGCGTCAGCGTGACGTTGCTGCCCTTGATGCCAAATACACGAAGGAATTAGCCGATGCGAAAGCTGAGAATGATGCTTTGCAGCGCCGCCTTGATGCTGGCGGCAGGGTGCATGTCAAAGGCCGCTGTTCAGTGCCAGCCCAGAACACATCCGCCATCCCCGGCAGCGTGGGCGATGCTGCCACCATCGAACTCTCTCCTGTTGCTGGACGAAACGTTCTCGGTATCAGAGCTGGAATTATCAACGACCAGGGAGCACTGAGGTATTTGCAGGACTATATCAGAACGCAGTGCAGGTAAAAAAATACCCGCGCCAGTCACAGGGGCGGCGCGGGTAAAGGTTTTACGAGGTCATACTAACTATTTTGTGTACGCGGTGGATTATCACCAGCCCGGTGATTGTGGTCCATCAGGTAATGGTGAGTAGTACCGCAGGTAACTTAACAACATGCCTGAATAGATTGATTTGATTGAATAATAACCAGTCTGGTGATGCTACGTGAAATCTGAGATTCCGCGAGAGGCGTTGCCAGCAGATTTCACGCACGACACCAGTTGAGGAAACAATAATGGGTACACCAGTTAAGTTTGCAAGAACAGCGCCGGACTTTGTCTTTGAGCTTGATCGGCTTGTTGATATCCGCATCAGTGACGAATGGGGACAGGTGAAAGCCCGCGCTCAGTATGCCAGCGGGGAGAACCAGTACCTGATCCACTATCAGGCGGCGGATAAATGTGCACGCAGCGCATGGTTCGGGGAGTCAGAACTTGATACTGCATGCGATGATCACCACCCCGGTTGTCCGGTCTTTGCAGCTGTCGAACTGCCGGAAGGCGCAAAGGTGGAGGACAACCTGCAATGACGGGGATAGCAATTACCGGCGATCAGATGATTATCCACGACAGCGAAGGCAGGCCGAGGATTGTTACTGGCTGCCTGAGTGATGCAGAAGTGATGGACAGGGAGCCGCCAGAGCCATTAACACCTGAAGAAGAAATCTACGGACGCGGGCTTTATTCGTTACCCGAAGGCTGGGAGGATTTATCCGGTGATGAGCGATGGCTTCATCATCTGAGTGATGAACTCCGCAACATGTGGCCGCATTTTTCCCGCGAGCAAAAGATGGCGATAGCTTACTCAGTGAATGAGATGGTTGATGATATGTTCGATCTGGAATGTTCGTTGCGTGAGAGGTGAGCATGAAGAAAGAACCCCGCATCTACGGCAGCAAATGGGACAGGGCCCGGCTGGTATTCCTGCGTGAACATCCGCTGTGTGTGATGTGCCATGAGCAGGGACGGGTTGTACTGGCGACGGTCGTTGACCACATCAAACCACACAGGCTGAAAGAGGCCCTGTTGTCGGAGAAGCCTGTTGCTATAGCGCAGGCGCAAAAGCTTTTCTGGGACAGAAAGAACTGGCAGGGGTTGTGTAAGCCGCATCACGACTCAACCAAACAACGCATGGAAAAAAGCGGGAGAATTGTTGGCTGTAATGCTGATGGCATTCCGCTTGATCCTGGCTCGCACTGGCACAGGGGGAGGGGCGGGTAAAAAGTCAAAAACCTTTGCAGCAAATGACCGCCATCCCTCCTTTCTGTGCGCAACCGCGAAATGAAATATTTTTTTCGGCGTTTTTTGTGATTAAAAAACAACCTGAAAATTAACTAACGTGATGATAAATATGTAAAAGATAGACTGCTGTATTAAATTACACCTGTATTTTAATTCAGTGGTTTTGAAGAGGGTGTTTGATATGGCAGGAAGACGCCCGAAACCAACCCGGCTAAAAGTGGTGGCCGGTAATCCGGGCAAGCGAAAAATAAACGACAAAGAGCCGGCTCCCGCACACGAAATCCCTTCACCGCCTTCGCATCTTACCGACTGGGGAAAAGTCGCCTGGGGGAAGCTGACCGTGCTGCTTGATGGCATGGGGGTGATGACGATAGCGGACGGGCTGGCGCTCGAGCGTCTTTGCGATATCTACGCCGACATCCTTCAGTTACGCGACACGATAGCTGTGGAAGGCAGAACCTACACCGTGCAGACAGACGGCGGCTTTCTGATAAAGCCTCATCCGGCTGTTGCCATGCTTGCCGATGCAGATCGCCGGTTCAAAAGCTACCTGGTTGAGTTTGGACTTACGCCAGCCGCGAGAACAAAGGTGAATGCACATGACGGAAATAAAGAAGAAGACCCGCTCAGCCAGTTCTTCGGTTGATCCGGCCACGCAGTACGCAATGGATGTAACCTCCGGAAAAGAAATGGCCGGTCCTGATATTCGTAACGCCTGTAGGCGCCATTTGCACGATCTGGAATCATGTCATGCGCGGGGATTGTCCTGGGATGTTGTTGCAGCGCAGCGGGCGATTGATTTTTTTGCGAAGGTACTGAAACTCAATGGCGGGGATTTCGAGAGCAAACCCTTCGTTCTGTTGCCGTGGCAGTGCTTTGTGATTGGGTCCATTTTCGGCTGGAAGAACGCAGAAGGGTATCGCCGTTTCCGTACTGCGTATGTGGAGTCCGGTAAAGGTTCCGGCAAGTCGCCGCTGGCGGGTGGTGTGGGCCTCTACTGCCTGACGGCTGACGGGGAAGCGCGTGCAGAAGTCTACGCGGCAGCCACGAAAAAAGACCAGGCCATGATCCTGTTCCGTGATGCGGTGGCGATGGTGGATCAGTCTCCGGCGCTGGCGAAGCGCCTCAGTAAATCAGGTGGCGCAGGTAAAGAGTGGAATCTGGCATTTTTGCAGACGGGTTCATTTTTCCGGCCCATCAGCTCGGATGACGGACAGTCCGGGCCGAGGCCACACTGTGCGCTGATAGACGAAGTTCACGAGCACAAGAGCAATATTGTGGTCGAAATGATCCGCGCCGGTACGAAAGGCAGGCGCCAGGCGCTGATTTTCATGATCACCAACAGCGGCCACGACAAAACCAGCGTCTGTTATGACTATCACGAATACGGCCGTAAGGTTGCTGAAGGTTCAGTTGAGGATGACAGTTTCTTCTCCTTTATCTGTTCGCTGGACGAAGGGGAAGATCCCTTTAAGGACGAAGCCTGCTGGAAAAAGGCCAACCCGTCGCTGGGGCACACCTTTACTGAGCGCTATCTGCGTGAGCAGGTTACTCAGGCGAGGGGGATACCCTCAAAAGAAAGCATGGTGCGCCGCCTTAACTTCTGTCAGTGGGTTGATGCGGATAATCCGTGGATTGGCAGTGACGTCTGGATGAGTCATGAGAGAGACTTTGATCCGGAAGAACTGCAGGGTGAGGAATGCTACGGCGGGCTGGACCTGTCAGGAACCCGCGACCTTACCTCGCTGGCGCTGTATTTCCCGAAACAGAAAAAGCTTCTTGTAGAGTTCTGGACGCCAAAAGATACCCTGGCAGAAAGGGCGAAAACGGATCGCGTACCCTATGACGTCTGGGAAAAAGGCGGGCATATTCACACCACGCCGGGCAAGGCAGTGAAATACGGCTTTGTTGCGGTGCGCATTGCTGAACTTACGATGCAGTTTGACATTAAGGCGGTCGCCTTTGACCAGTACCGCATTAAATACCTTGAGCCCGAACTGGAAGAAGCGTCCGTGTCGGTGCCGCTTATTCCCCACGGTCAGGGGTACTACAAAGCCAAAGACTCCGGGCTGTGGATGCCCCACTCGATTGAGCTGTTCGAGGGGCTGATTGACGATGACGACTTCACCATTAAAACCAATCCGTGTCTGCGGTGGAATGCGGCTTCTGCTGTTACCGAAGCCGATCAGAAAGAAAACCGCATATTTGCGAAAAAGAAGAGTACCGGACGTATTGACGGTCTGGTGTCTTCAGCAATGGCGATTGGCGCCGCCGAAGATTACGAGCCGGAAGATGAAGGCGATATCAGCGACTTCTTTAATAACCCTGTCTTTATGTGAAGCCTATGAATAAATCCAGAAAACCAGGCCGGATGAAAAGTGCGTTGCTCCGGTGGCTGGGTGTACCTGTTTCCCTGACGAACGGTGAATTTATGCAGGCGCTGATCGGCGCGGAAACGGCATCGGGCGTGACGGTTAACGAGGCTAAGGCGTCGCAGCTTTCGGCGGTGTGGGCCTGTGTGAATCTGTTATCCCAGACGGTGGCAACGTTGCCGCTGGGCTTCTTTGAGCGTACCGCTGACGGGAGAAAGACGGCGCGTGACCATCCGTTATATGAGCTGCTGCACAATCAGCCGAACGCCGACATGACCGCCGTTGAGTTCTGGGAAGCCATGATGGCCGGTCTGCTGTTACGTGGTAACGCTTTTGCGGAGATTGACCGTACCGGAAAACGTATAACCGCACTGATACCACTGATCCCCGAGAGGGTGAAAATTCTGCGGGATAACGCTGGCGGATATGTCTACGCCTACAGTGATCCGTGTCCGGGCGGTGCAACCCGGACCATCCGGGAGCAGGACATGCTGCACATCCGCTCGCGTATCGCGAACGGTATGACGGGCGTTTCCCCGCTGGTGATGGGCCGTGAAACGTTCGGGCTGGCGATTGCCGCCAATAACGCCAGTGCTGCGGTATTTAAACATGGCATGCGACCCAGCGGCGTGCTGAAGACGGATAAGATACTGACCCCGGAGCAGCGTAAAAACTTCCAGGAAAATTACGTTAAGGAATTCTCCGGCGCGATGAATGCCGGCAGGGTGCCTTTACTGGAGGCGGGGCTGGATTTCAATAAAACCTCAATGAGCCTGGAAGATGCGCAGATGCTTGATACGCGGCGGTTCAGCGTGGAGGAGATTTGCCGCTGGTTTGGTGTGTATCCGGTCATGATAGGCCATGCCGCGCAGGGGCAGACGATGTGGGGCAGCGGCGTTGAGCAACTGATGATCATGTTCCTGACGCTGTCATTGCGCCCCTGGCTGACGCGAATAGAGCAGGCGATACGGCGCAGCCTGCTGGCGCCGGGAGAGAGAAACCGCTATTTCGCTGAGTTTTCCGTTGAAGGGCTCCTGCGGGCCGACAGTGCCGCGCGGGCAGCATTCTATTCCACCATGACGCAGAACGGCGTGATGACCCGCAATGAAGCGCGGCACAAAGAGAACCTGCCCCCGCAGCCGGGCGGTGATCAGCTTACCGTTCAGTCGAATCTGCTGCCGCTTGATCAGCTTGGTAAAAACAGCGACACCGAATCGGCCAAAAACGCGCTGCGTGACTGGCTGGGTATTGATAAACAAAAGGAGGGTCCGGCATGTACCGGAAAAACGCAGCCTTAAAGTTTAAGGCGTTCGGCTTCGACGTGAAGGCTGTCAGTGATGACGGCCTTTTTTCTGGCTACGGATCGGTGTTTGACGTGGTGGATTCGTATAACGAAGTGGTAGCCCCCGGCGCCTTTCTTGAAAGCATCGAAGAGGTGAAAAAGAAAGGCCGTACCTTCCCGGTATTGTGGCAGCACCGTACGGGTGAGCCGGTGGGTAACTGGGACATCGACAGCCTGAAAGAGGACGATCACGGGTTATTCGGTAACGGCTGCCTGTGGCTGGATGATGCAGCCTATGCCCGTACCGCCTGGAGGGGGATGAAGAGTCGCGCCATTACGGGGCTTTCCATCGGCTATTACGTTCGTGAGTCTAATTTCGATGAAAAAACCCGCATCCGTACCCTGACAAAACTTGACCTGGTGGAAATTTCCATCGTGACCGTACCGGCCAACGATGAGGCCAGAATCGACGTTATCAAATCGAAGCTGGCCCACGGCGGCTTACCTGATATTCCCGAATTTGAGCAGCTCCTGCGTGAGGCAGGCTTCTCGAAAACCCAGTCTGCGGTTATCGCGAACCGTGGACTGGCGCACCTGCTTCTCCGGAGTGAGTCCGGGAGCGATGAAAGCGACGTTAAACAGGCTGTGGCGGAAATGATGACCGCGATGAATCAGCCCCTTTTCCCTGTGTTATAAGGTAACAATATGACTTATCAGAAAAAATCCGCAGATGACCAGCCGCAGACGATTGGCGAGGTATCCGCAAAACTCGGCGAGATCATGAGCCAGGTGAAAAACTTCGGTGAAGATGTCGCGAAAAAAATGCAGGCAGGTGAAACCGTCACCGAAGAGCTGAAGAAGCGCACCGATGAGAGCCTCACGCAGATGGCCGAACTGAAGGAGCACCTCACCGAACTGGAGCAGAAGTCCGCACGCCGTCAGGAAGAGCCGCCGCAGGCGGTTAAAACGCTCGGCCAGATGGTGATCGAGAGTGAAGCCTTTAAGGGGATGGGCAGTTCGGCACGCAAAGGGATCAGCGTGAAAATGAGCAGAAAAGACCTGATGAATGTTACGGCGACTACGGGAGCAGGAGCCAGTACCACAAACAGTCTGGTGGTGGCCGACCGCATACCCGGCATTATTGCCCCGCCAGAACGCACCCTGACCATTCGCGATTTGCTTGCGCCGGGCGAGACAGATTCAGCCAGCATGGAGTTTGTTCAGGAAACGGGTTACACCAATAACGCTGCGCCTGTGGCGGAAGGGGCCAGAAAGCCGCAGTCAGAAATCACCTTTGACCTGAAAACAGCGCCGGTTCGCACTATCGCCCACACCTTCAAGGCATCACGTCAGATCCTGGATGATGCGAAGGGGCTTGCGAGCTATATCGACGCGCGTGCGCGTTACGGCCTGCGGTTCAAAGAAGAACTGCAACTGCTGAGCGGGGACGGAACCGGGGCTAACATTAAAGGGATTATCCCGCAGGCGTCCACTTTCAGCCCGAGAGTCACGCTGGCCAGCGCGACGGCAATTGACCGTATGCGCCTGGCTGTCCTGCAGGCGGTGCTGGCCGAATACCCTGCAACCGGTTTTGTGCTGAACCCGATCGACTGGGCGGCTATCGAACTGACCAAAGACGGGGAAGGGCGCTACATCATTGCCCAGCCTGTTAATGGCAGCGTGGCCCGTCTGTGGGGACTGCCGGTAGTGGAAACCCAGGCGATGACGCAGAACAACTTCCTCACAGGGGCGTTCAGCATGGCCGCGCAAATCTTCGATCGTATGGAGATTGAGGTGCTGCTTTCCACTGAGAACGAAGATGACTTTGTGAAAAACATGGTCACCATCCGCGCGGAAGAGCGTCTGGCGATGGCGGTCTACCGTCCTGAAGCGTTCGTTACCGGCCAGGTTACCGCCAGTTCTGCGGGCTGATTAGGTAATCACTGAGAGCAGGGGCTGCTGATGCGGCCCTTTTTTATTCCTGACGGAGGATTTTATGGCGCGCGGAACAAAAAAGACGGACGCCGGTGAAGTCACCAACGAATCCGGCGTTACATTGCCGGAAAATACCGCCAGTTCTGATACCGGTTCAGATGTTGTATTGCCGGAGATGACGGGCAGCGCGGAGCTGTCAACGACAGACACAGCAGTTACTGAAACCAGGGGAGCGGATGACGTTATGGTGCAGCCAGTGCGATATTTCACGGACTCAGCGACGGGTGTTTTCCGCACGCCGTCTGATGAGGCGTTCAGTGTAAACCGGCGCCGGATGGCTGAATTATACGAAAACGGGCTGGTGAGGGAGGTTAAACCTCAGCCGGATAATAAGATGGCGCCGGAACCGCAGACGAAGGAGTGAGGCGATTATGTCGGTAACGACGACTGATTTAGCGATGCATCATCTGCGGGTGGACGCTGATTCTCCAGAATGGCCGCTTATTCAGGGATATATCGATGCGGCGGAAGATATTGCCCGTCAGTACCTTAACCGGAAGTTTTACGCTGACAGTGACGCACTCACCGCCGCCGTTAATGACAGCCGCGCCGGAGAAAACCCCATCGTTATCACGCCAGCGATACAGGTGGCGGTTCTGTTGATCCTGACCAGTCTCTACGAGAACAGGGGAGACGCACCGTCTGAGGGCGTTCCGGCTGCGGCGGCGCGTTTCCTTGATCCGTGGCGTACGGGGATGGGGATGTGATTTTTCGGGAGGAAATATGCAGGTCGGAAAACTGCGTGACCGGATACGTCTTCTGGCGTTAACCGGAGAACGCGATGCTGCCGGAGAGCCGCTGGATACCGTGAATGAGGTTGCCACAGTGTACGCTGATGTTCGCGTGGTATCCGGCCGGGAAATGGTACGTTCCGGCGTGGATATCAGTCAGCAAATTTTCACTATCCGGATACGCGCCAGAGAGGTGTTACCGCAGTGGCGGATTGAGGTGCTGTCCGGTCCAAATCGTGGCGTCATGCTCAGTATCAGCAGCGTACAGCCCGATCCGGCGCGTAAAGATACCATCATCACGGCGGCAACCTATGAGCGATAAGGCGTGGTTTGAAATTGACGGCCTGCAGGCGCTTGACGCGCAACTGGGCGAACTGTCCGGCGTGGTTCAGGCGAAAATACTGCGGAAAGTCGTGCGTGAGGCGATGCAGCCGGTACTTTCGGCAACGATCAGGAATTTTACATCGGAATGGCACAGCGTCACCGGACAGCTTGAAAACTCCTTTGGTCTTCGTGTACGTATCCCGAAAAACAACACCTGGGCTGATGTTATCGCTTCGGTGGGGGTTTTTACGAACAAAAGGCTGAAAGAGCAGACAGGCAGCCGGATGGATGCGCCGGTTGTTGCCTGGTGGCTTGAGCACGGCGTTGAACCCCATGCGACGGGCGACGGGGCAAAACGGGCGCGGGATAAACACCAGGATCGCGGTATACAGCATCCGGGGATAGCGGCAAAACCGTTCATCCGTCCGGCCTTTGACAGCAACCTTGAGCAGATCATGGCTTCCCAGAAAGAAGCGCTTGGCAGGCTTATTGACAAGGCACTGGAAAAACATGCTTGAGCAATTTAAGGCGTTGTGTGAGCGGGTATCGGGTATTTCCGCTTATCCTGGCAGATTACAGGACGGTGCTGCATTGCCAGCCATCAGTTTTTTTATGGTCAGCCGGGTGACAACCCGCTGCCTGGAAGACGTTGTGGACAGCGCAACAGAAAACTGGCAGGTGCGCGTGTCTGCGGCAAGGCAGATGGAAGCCCGCGAGATAGCGACGCGTTTTTACCGCCTCGATGGCAAAAAGACCGCTATTTACCAGCGGATCGTGATTGACAGTGATTCAGATGAACCCGCAGCGGAAGGCGCTCAGGTGCGTTCTGTACTGCTTAATATTTCAGTAACACTCAGGAGTGTAAGTGATGACTAAAAAGAATGATGCCACGCTGGGAGCCGGAACCCGCACGTTCTGGAGAGCGAAAGGTGAAGCCGCGTGGAAAAAAGTGCCGGGCATGACCGCTATTGGTCAGGTGGGGAACACCGCGCCGACCGTGGAGCAGACCACGCTTGAAGACCGCGCCCAGCGTTATATGGCAGGGCTTTTCGAAGGGCCGGATAAGGAGCTTAAAGGCCGCTATTACGGCAGCGCCAGCCCCGAACAGGCAGCGTTTGTTCGCGCGGCGCTGGCGTGTATGGTGGTTGAAATGTGCCATATCTGGCCGACAATACCGGCGACGGTGGCGGTCTATGAGGTGGCGCTGCTGGGCTTTAAGCTGGATGAAACGCAGGGAGCCAGTTCCGTTGATTTCATTGTCAGTGGCAAGCAGAACGGCCTGGTGGACTGGGATCAGCCCGCGCCTGAGTACGATCAGGATATTACGCTGCTGCTGTCTGCGGATGTTTCCAGCCTGAAAGGCGATAACAAAGCGACCGCCATTCTGACGGCCACGCTGAAAGAAGACGGCTTCCCGCTGCCGGGTGTGCCGCTGACGCTGACCACCACGGCGGGCACGCTTAACCAGTCTGAGGCGACAACAAACGCGCTGGGCCAGGTTGCCGCCACGCTGAAAAATAGCGCTGCAGGCGCTGTGACCGTGACGGCCACTTATGGCGCTGTACAGAAAACCCTTAACGTAACCTTCACCGCGTGAGATAAACCATGTCTGCACTGAAAAAATTAACTGCCATTACGCTTCCGCAGGAAATCGTTGCCGTTCCCGAACTGGGCGAGGATGCTGAAATTATTATCCGTCAGATGTCTGTTGGCGACATGCTGGAGTTTGAGTCACAGTGTTTCGATGATCAGGGCAAATCAGCCATACCCTTTAATGAGTTCATGATAACCCTGCTTGTCTGCACGATGGTTGACGAAGACGGCAACCCGATCGCCTCAATGGATGAACGGGATGTTCTGATGAGCAGCCTGCCAGGAACGGTCGCCATGCGTCTGTTTAAAGTGGCTTCACGCCTGAATGGTCTGACGACGGGTGGTACTGACGACATAAAAAAATCCTGACCGGCAGTACCAGTGGGCAACTGGTCAGGCTGCTGGCTGTTGAGCTACGCAGGCCGTTCAGTGAGATCCTTTCCTGGCCTGCCAGTGAGATGAGTTTCTGGCTGGCGCATTACCAGCTTGAGTACGAAAAAGAACATCCTCCGGTCGTTAATCCGGCTGACGTCACCCCCGAGCAATCCCTTTTGCAATTTAAAAAGCTGATGGTGTAACTATTATGGCCGTATTACGCTCCCTGACCACAACGCTGGGTCTGAATGCCGCATCCTTCCGTACTGAACTGAAACGCTCTCAGCAGTCCATGAAAGAGTTCGGTTCTTCCGCGAAAGATGTTGGCGTGGCGCTGGCGAAGGGATTTGGAAAGATATCCGGCGTCACCGCGCTGATTGGCGGACTCGGGGCGGTGATGGGCAGCGTGTCGGCGGTAGGTCTGGTTTCGGAGATTAAAAAGACCTACCGCGCACTGGATGATGTTATCGGTACTGCCAATAATCTTGGCGTGATCCCGCGTCGTTTTGATGAGATGCGGCGTGCGGCACAGTGGTCGGGCGTGAGCATGAACGACCTGTCTGACTCCATGCGGGATCTGAACACGCAGATAACCCGCGTGGCGCAGTCAGGCAAGGGGCCGCTGGCGGATTTTTTCACGAAAATAAACCAGAAAGCGTCCGACTGGGCGAAGCTGGCACCGGATCAGCAGCTCAGTAAATTTTCTGAGGAACTGCATAAACTGCCGGATAACCAGGTGCTTTACTGGCTGAACCGGGTAAACGGCAGCCTGGCGAAGATGAAAGACCCGTTAATGACGGGAGAACTGGCGAAGTCGCGGGAGGAGATTGAAAAGCTGGGACTGGCGTTAAGCAGTGCCCAGTTTGACAATATTCACAATGCCCGCGTTGAGTTTGAAAAAATGGAGTCGCTGGCGTCCGGCGTGTGGGAACACGTTCAGGCGGCCGCGGCCCCGGCAATATCTATGGTTCTGGAAGGTATCAGCGACTGGATAACAGAAACCGCAAGGGCTCGCGGCGGGTTCAGGAAAATGGGGCGTGATATCGCGGTCTTTATCGTTGAAGGCGTGAAGATAGCGGCTCAGGCCATAGAAAACCTGATCAACGCCACTTACTTTCAGACGAACAAACTTGCCGGTTCATTTGGCGTCGTTCTTGACAAGAATTACCAGGCAAGGCTTGAAGAAACGGATCGGTACAAAGAAAAACTCAGTGAAAAATTTGCTGAGATTAACGCGCTTCGTAAAAAGTTCTCCACAACCGAGGTCATTAACGGGATACCAACAGGGCGGGAATTTTTCTCCGGTACGCAGAAGGATAAAGAGCACCTTCAGGCGCTCAACAAGGAAGCCGAAGAACTTGCCGGACACCTAAGAAGCCTGCAACAGGCGACCGAAAAGCCCGTCAGTTTCGCGCCATTTATGCACGGCCTTGATGTTGCCGTCGATAAAATAAAATCGCAGGCAGACGAGAAAGAACCGGAAGACAGCCCACAGGGTAATCGTGGTGCACCGCCTATTATTGATGTCCGCAAAATGAAGGGCGCGGTCGGTGAGTTTTCTCGATTGCGACAGCAGATCGAACAGGACAACGCCGACAGTCTGCAGCGTCTTGTGCTTCAGGAGCAGGAAGCGCGGCAAAAAATCATTACTTCCGGGCGTGAGGCGGGGAAATCACAGTCTGAGATTGATAAAGTCGTGGCAGAAAATGCGGAACTGTATGTCCGCAAGCGTCAGGAACTGGCTGAACAGTATGCGCCAGCTAAACAGTTGCAGCGGCAATACGCCGATGTTTCCACCTTGCTGGGTGAATTTCGTCAGAATGACCTGCTTAATGAGCAGGAATACTAGGAAACGCTTGGAAAACTCAGGGCTGATTCCTTCCAGAAAATGGCGGAATTATACGCTGATGGTCAAATCTCCCCGGATAACAAGGCACTGGGTAATGTTGATCCACTGGTCGCCATAGAAAATCAGTATGAGCGTGAACTTGCTCTTCTTGATTATTACAACCAGAAAAAACTTCTTTCTGATGACCGTTACCAGCAGTTACGCGCTGAAAAAATCCAGGCGAGATCGGAGGCTGTAAGCCAGTACCAGAACCGGGATGCCAGAAAGCAGTTGCAGACGCAGCAACAGCTATTTGAGGGTATGGCCGGACTGGTGCAGGGGTTTGCGGGAAAAAGTTCTGGTGCTTACCGCGCATTGTTCAGTATCTCCAAAGCGTTCCATCTGGCTGATGTGATCATGGCTTCGCAAAGTGCGATAGCAGACGCATGGTCGTCTGCACCTTTCCCGGCAAACCTTGCTGCGGTTGCCACCACAACAGCAAAAACAGGCTTGCTTGCTGCAGTGGTGCAGTCGGTGACGATGCAGGGTATGGCGCATGATGGCATTGATCACGTTCCGCGTGAAGGTACATGGTTGCTGGATAAAGGGGAGCGTGTTGTTGACCGACGAACCAACGCTGACCTGAAAGCGTATCTGGCGAAAAAGCAGGAAGGCAGCCGGGTAAATAACGTGGTGGTCAACAGTAACTCCAGCCTGACCGTTAATAATAACGGGCAGGACGGTGATGATAAGGCAATGGATTATTCCGCGATGGTAAATACCCTGGGAGAGAGTATCAAGTCAATGATAAGGGAAGAGATTATGGGAATGATGCGTGATGGTGGCGTGCTGAGCAGGTGACATCAATGAGAACATTTGCATGGGTTCCTCGCCCGGGAATGGGGATAAAAACAAAACCATCCGTCAGGGTGGTTAAGTTTGGGGATGGTTATGAACAGCGCAGCCAGGGAGGGCTTAACAGCCAGTTACGGTCTTTCACGCCGACATTTCGGGTAATCAATGATGAGTTACCCTATTTGTTGGCTTTTTTTAATGAGCATGGGGCGTATAAAGCCTTCTTATGGCGTCCGCCTGTAGTGAACCAGAAGATAAAAGTGGTGTGCAGGGAGTGGGATATTAAGGCGCAGAATCTCTATGCTGATGTATCGTGCCAGTTTGATGAAGTTATGTATTGAGTATGTAATTCACATGTTTTTATTTTGTTTTTGTTTTAAATTCAATTCGTTAAAAAACATCGTTTTCTGTATTGTTATTTGCGGTGATGATAACTTTAGGGTAATGTTTCTCTCGATGACAATATCAATTGATGATAGTTCAATCGTGGAGAAGAAAAATGAAAAAATTAGCAGTGGCATTATCAGCAGTTGCAGCAGCTATTCTTGTGTCCGGAATGGCTAATGCGGCTGAAATCTACAATAAAGATGGTAACAAGCTGGATCTATACGGAAAAGTAGACGCAAGGCATCAGTTCAGTAAACACAAGTCTGATGACGGGGATAAAACCTATGTTCGTTTCGGATTCAGAGGTGAAACCCAAATTAACGATCAACTGACGGGATTTGGTCAGTGGGAATACAATATTCAGGGAAATAACTCCGAAGGTTCCGATGCTCAAAAGGGGAATGCAACCCGTCTGGCGTTCGCGGGACTGAAATTTGACGATGCAGGTTCGCTTGACTATGGGCGAAACTATGGCGTTGTTTATGACATTGAGTCATGGACTGATATGTTGCCTGTATTTGGTGGTGACACTTACAGTAACAGCGATAATTTCATGACCGGTCGCGCCAACAATCTTCTGACTTATCGTAATAAAGATTTCTTTGGTCTGGTCGATGGACTGAATTTCGCGCTGCAATATCAGGGTAAAAACGGCGGCGCGGGCGAAAGTAATAATGGCCGGGATGTTAAAAAACAGAACGGTGATGGCTTTGGTATGTCTGCATCGTGGGAAAGTGATTCCGGTTTTGGTGTAGGCGCTGCATACAGTAATTCTAACCGAACCAAAGAGCAACGCAATCACGAGTACAGTTCTGACGGTAAACGTGCTGAGGCCTGGACTGCGGGACTTAAATACGATGCCAACAACATTTATCTGGCAGCAATGTTTGCCCAGACCCGTAATATGACATGGGTTGATATTGGTAAGGACAGCCAGATCGGTAAGGAGATTGGTCTAGCGAAGGATTCCGGCGCATTCACAGATAAAACAGATAACTGGGAAATTGTTGCGCAGTATCAGTTTGATTTCGGCCTTCGTCCTTCTGTTGCTTATCTTCAATCTAAAGCCCGTAACACAGGATTTGGGGATGTGGACCTCGTGAAATACGTTGATGTTGGCGCAACATATTCCTTCAATAAAAACATGGCGGCCTATGTTGACTATAAAATCAACCTGTTGAAAGACAACAACCCTCTTGGTTTAGCTACCGACAATATTGTTGGTACAGGTCTGGTGTATCAGTTCTGATGAGCTGATACCTGGAAACATGCAGGGTAAGTAACCCTCAGCCCTGCATGTAGTTACTGCAATGTAATTTAAGTTTCATGTTATTAATTTCTCTTTGCTTTTCTGGACGCCTTATGGCGTCCTTTTTTATGGGTAAAATTTATGCAGGACATCCCTCAAAGTACCCTTAACGAAACCACAAAAACTGAGCAATCCGCCCGAATCGACTTGTGGGAGTTCGATTTAACGCCAATCGGTGGAGAGCGCTATTTTTTCTGTAACGAACTGAACGAAAAAGGCGAACCGGTAACATGGCAGAACAGGCAATACCAGCCTTATCCTGTAAAAGGCTCCGGATTTGAAATGAAGGGCAAGGGGGCCAGCAACCGTCCCTCAATCGAAGTTTCAAACCTGTTTGGCCTGGTAACGGGCATAGCAGAAGACTTAAACAGCCTGGTGGGATCTCGTGTTTATCGTCGCCAGGTGTATTCAAAATTTCTTGATGCGGTAAACTTTACCGCTGGTAATCCGAACGCCGATCCGGAGCAGGAAATTGTGATGTTTTATATAGTTGAGCAACTGAGCGCCCTGAATGCCAAAGGAGCAAAGTTTACGCTTGCCTCTCCGGTTGAAGCTGATGGTGCCGTTATCCCTGCAAGAACCATGCTGGCAACGCCAGACGGCTTCCCGTCAATTGGTAAACTTTCCCGGTAAAAAACATGATTAATGATGACATTCTGGCGCATGCCCGACAGTGTGCGCCTGCGGAGTCGTGCGGCTATGTGGTCAGAGCGCCGCAGGGCGAACGGTATTTTCCGTGTGAAAATCTGTCTGCTGAACCCACAATGTATTTTCGCATTTCACCGGAAGATTACCTGCTGGCCTGCGCGGCGGGTGAGGTGGTGGCGCTGGTACACAGTCATCCGGGCGGTAAACCATTCCTCAGTAGCGGCGACCGCACACTACAGCTACAGACGGCGCTTGCGTGGTGGCTGGTCTGCGATGAGCAGGTTTATAAATTCCGCAGCGTGCCGCACCTTACAGGCCGACAGTTTGAGCATGGTGTATACGACTGTTACACGCTGTTCCGTGACGCTTACCATCTGGCGGGAATTGAGTTACCTGATTTTCACCGTGAAGAAGACTGGTGGGATAAAGGTGAAAACCTCTATCTGGATAACCTGGAAGCAAACGGTTTTTATCAGGTTCGCGCGGATAAAGCACAGCCAGGCGACGTGCTTATCTGTTGCTTTGGCACATCGACCGCCAATCACGCGGCGATTTACTGTGGCAATGGTGAGCTATTGCACCACGTACCCGAGCAACTGAGCAAAAGAGAGAGGTATACCGATAAATGGCAGAGACGGACACATTCAATCTGGAGATGCCGGGCATGGCAACCCTCCGCCTTTACGGGGATTTGCAACGATTTGGAAAGCGCTTCGATCTCAGCATAAAAACCGCAGCGGAAGGGCTTCATGCGTTGTACCTCCAGATACCGGGACTCAGGCAGAAGATACAGGAAGGGTGGTATCAGGTCAGGATTGCCGGTAAGGATGTTACGCCGGATGACGTCACGGCCAGGCTGCACGAACCGTTGCCATCCGGCGCCGTTATTCACATTGTGCCACGTATGGAAGGTGCAAAAAATGGCGGGATGTTTCAGTTTGTCGCCGGAGCTGTTCTTGCTGTTGTTGGTTATGCGCTGGGATGGACGGGGATTGGAGCCGTGGTTGGTTCAATCGGCGTTTCAATGATGGTTGGCGGTATAGCTCAGATGCTGACACCAACCCCCAAAAGCCCCACATCAAGCCATGCCGACAACGGCAAAGCCAGCGTTTACTTTTCTTCTGTCGATAACATGATTGCCCAGGGGAATCCGGTTCCGATCCCCTACGGTGAAATCATGTGTGGTTCCCGCGTTATCAGTCAGGAAATAACAACCCGTGACGAAAGTACGCCGGAGAAAATTATAAGCCTGGGGCGCCTCCATCATGGGGGGGGTGTACGGATGAATGAGGCAGTAGCGACAGCACTTGAACAGGGGCTTAAGGATGACCCGAACACGCCGGGAATTTACAGGCCGCGAGTAGTGATCCGGTAACGATAAATTGTATTTTGTTGTATGTAGTATCATACAACATATTACAAATACTACATTTTACAGATAACCGCCGCCTGGCGGTTTTGTTGTTTATGGAGTTCAGGCATGTCAAAAGGCGACAAAAAGCAGCATACACCTCGCGAAGAGCCCGATAATCTGAGGTCGGTGCAGGAGCTGAGCGTTATCGATGTTATCGGGGAAGGCCCGATACAGGGACCTGTTAACGGTCTGCAAAGCCTGCTTCTTAACGATACGCCGGTAGTTGATGCGCAGGGCGGCGTTAACGTTCACGGCGTCGAAGCGCAATTTCGTTCAGGGGAAGATCATCAGTCGCCACTGGAGGGTTTTGACGGCTCCGCCGCTGAAATGCTGATACAGGCGGAGGTCACGCACGACAAACCCATTACGCGTACAATCACATCAGAAGTGGTTGACCGGCTGCGTGTCACCGTTGGCGTTCAGGCGCTACAGCAAACGACCGATGAAGGCGATCGCATCGGGACTTCTGTTCAGATGGATATCCAGCTCCAGCAAAACGGCATCTGGTCAACGGTCAAAAGCGTCATTATCAATGATGGCAAGCGTACCAGCCCGTATATGGCGGCGGTTATCATTAATAATCTGCCTCCACGTCCGTTTAACATCCGGGTGGTCAGAATTACCGAAGACAGCACCAGTGACACGCTGCAGAACAAAACGGTGTGGCAGGGGCTGACTGAAATTATCAATATCACTCAGTCCTACCCCGACGCGGCGTTAGTTGGCCTGAAGGTTGATGCTGACCAGTTCGGCAGCCAGTCAGTAAGCCGGAAATTTCACTTCCTGGGGCGTATTGTTCTCGTGCCGTCGAACTATGACCCGAAAACCAGAACATACGCCGGGTTGTGGGACGGCACATTTAAACCGGCTTACACCAACAACCCGGCCTGGATAATTCTGGACCTGCTGACACACCCCCGCTACGGTCTGGGACAGCGTATTGGTCTGGCGGACGTGGACAAGTGGGCGCTGTATGCCATTGCGCAATATTGCGATCAACCGGTTCCGAACGGCTTCGGTCAGGATGAGCCGCGCATGACCTGCAATGTGTATCTCGCTGACCGTCGCAAGGCCTATGACGTTATCAGTGATTTTTGCTCGGTGATGCGCTGTATGTGGGTCTGGACCGGGCAGAAGATGACATTCATCCAGGACAGACCATCGGATAAGGTCTGGACGTACACTAACGCGAATGTGGTAAACGGCGAGTTTAATTACAGCTACAGCGCGGCAAAAGACCGCCACAACGCGGCGGAAATTCGTTTCATTGATCCGCAAAACGGCTGGAATGTGTCTGTCGAACTGGTCGAGGATAAGGCCGATATCGCTAAAAATGGCCGTAAGGTGCTCCAGATGGACGCCTTTGGCTGTACCAGTCGCGGACAGGCGCACCGCACCGGGTTGTGGGTCATTCAGACGGAGTTACTGGAAACGCAGATGGTGACGTTCGGTGTCGGCGCGGAAGGGCTGCGTCACACGCCGGGCGATATCTTTGAGGTGTGCGATAACGATTATGCCGGCGCTTCGATCGGGGGGCGTATTGTTGCCGTTGATGTGGCGGCGCGGACACTGACGCTCGACAGGGATATTGAATTACCGGGTGCAGGAAATACGGCAGCGGCAATAAGTTTCATCGGACATAAAGGCGAATCGCTGAGCGCTACGGTTGTATCACAGCCAGACAAAAACAGCGTTGTTCTCAGCAGTCTGCCGGAAGGTGTTATGGACGGTGGCGTGTGGGGACTGAAACTCCCGGCATTGCGCCGTCGTCTGTTTCGTTGCATGTCGATACAGGAGAAGAACGATGGAACGTTCGCTGTTTCAGCACTGCAACACGTACCGGAAAAAGAAGCGATTGTGGACAAAGGCGCGACGTTCGAACCGGAGTCAGGCACGCTTAACGGTGTGACCCCGTCTGCAGTACAGCACCTCGCCGTTGATACCTCCGCAGACAGCAGCCTTTACCAGGCTAAGGCGACATGGGACACGCCGCGCGTCATTAAGGGGGTGCGGTTTATTCTGCGTCTTACTGTTGGCGCGGGAACGGAAGAAAACCCAACCCGTCTGGTGACGACCGCGACGACCAGCGAGAACGAATTTACGTTCCATGAGCTTCCCTATGGACACTACATCCTGACGGTGAGCGCAATAAACGGTTATGGTCAGCAGGGTGATCCGGCGTCGGTGGAATTTGATATCGACTTGCCTGAACCGCCAGATTTTATCGAAATCACGCCGGGCTACTTTAGCCTCACGGTTGCCCCGCGCCAGAAAGTCTACCATCCGGAAGTGAGCTTTGAATTCTGGTTCTCGGAAAAGCAGCTAATGAGCGAAGATCAGGTGCTGACCGAAGGGCAATATCTGGGGCGCGGCAGCATGTGGATAAAGGACGGGCTGATATTGCTGGGAACCGATTACTGGTTCTACGTCCGTAGCGTGAATCTGGTTGGCAAGTCGGCATTTGCGGAAGCCAGCGGCCAGGTAAAAAGCGACGCTGAAGGCGTGCTGGAGCTGATTAAGGGGCAGATTACCGCCAACCTGCTTAACCGTGAATTTCTCAGCACCATCGAGAACGACACGGTACGCCGGGAGTTTGAGGCCGCGTTGCGGATATCAGAAACCAACGTACAGCAGCAACTGGAAACCCTGAAAAGCACCGTCAATGTGAGCGTGGCCGCCGAACTGGCAAGCATCAAACGTGCGGCAGCAGACGAGCACAATGCCGTTGCGTTGCAGATGAGCACGCTGCAGACACAAATCAGTACGGACATCACCAGCAGGATTGAGGCATTACAGCGGGCCAGCAGCACCGCAGAAGGTTCACTGACGGAGAAACTGACGCAACTGAGCTCCACAGTTAACGGACAGGGGGCAACCGTCCAGGATATCAGCCGGGCGCAGGCCATGCTCAACGACACGGTTGCCGCGCTGAAATCCTTCCGTGTTCAGTACCAGGCGAACGGTAAAGCGGCTATTGCCGGTATTCAGTTGTCTGCCACTGCTGTACAAAGTGAGATCCTGATGATGGCTGACAGGTTCGCGTTTCTGAATCCTTATAACGGTTCGGTCGTGCTGCCGTTTTTGGTGCAGAACGGGCAGGTGGTTCTGGCGGATACGTTTGTGAAGTCGCTGAACATTAACGATCGTTTCGTGGTGGATACGGCGGGCAACGTGCAAATCAGGGACAGCGCGAGAAACACAGGCTTATCCCTGAATAACAGGGCAATCAAAGTGTTCGATGACTACAGCAGAAAGCGGGTGCAGGTGGGGGATTTGCTGGCGTGAGGAGGCTTAATGGAACGCTACGGAATACAGGTGTGGGATGAGAACGGCAAGTCCACCGCCACGGGGATCACGCCTGTTCTTATACTTGATTACTTTCAGGTCAGTCCGGGGCAGACATCCGGAACCCGCTTTTATGCAGAACTGCCGGCAGGCGCGAGAATTAATTTTTTCGCGTTTCCGTCTGACGGTGGCTCAGGCGGGGGAGGGATCAGCAGGACAGGGCGAATAAGAGGGATACGTATCAGCGGGAACCAGATAATTATTGAAGAGCTACCCAACCCGCAGGCCGGGAGAGAAGCGCTGCCGTGGGACATGAGTATTGATTCGGAGCTTGATGTGGTGGTCTACGTGGAGAAAGTTTACTGATGGCGTTTGGTATTTATCTCGAAGACGAGTACGGCAACCCCTGGTGCTGGGACGGAGCCCGTAATTTTCAGCTTATAGAGACGCACAGCTATAACGGTATTACTACGGGGAGCAATTACGATACCGGGATCAGTGCGTCACGTCCGTGTTTTTTGTTCTGGCAGGTGACGTGGACGCCGGATATTACCAGTATTCCCATGATGTTCTACGGGAAAAATCCGGGCGGAAACTGGTATTACCGGTTTGATAAAGATGCTGACAGCCCGGGCTGGGACAGCAACGTGAATGTGAAAATCTTTATCTTCAGTAATTACGCGCCGGTACTCCCTCATTATGGCATCGCTATATGGGATGAGCGCGGGGAACTGGCGTTAACCAGTGAATCAAAACTACTGCGGATAGCCGGAACCCTGGACTGTCGTGTGATTGGTGAACGCCGGGCAATAGCAGGTAGTTACGCTATTATGCCGATGAGAACGGGGAATGCGCTTTTTAACAACCTGGGGCTGGATGCGGTGAATGGAGATCTGTCGGATGAAGCGTCGGATGTGGATTTTGGTACATCGGCGCACATTGACGGTGGCATCACTGTGCTGACAAACGGGCTGGCAAAAAGTGGCGATCCGAACAGTTGGGGTCACGTCAGTATTAAGGGAGGGCGTTATTCCTGGTTTGAATTGCTGTATGGACCCGAGGGGAAAAACATCATTAACACGCCGATACCGTATATCAATGCCGCTGAATATATTTAGCTGGCTATTTTCCGCCTGAATATGTCAGGCTTGCGCCGGGTGCTTTGGGCTGTCTGCCTGAAGCATTCGTGAACGGCAGGCAAGAAAAAGCCCCAAAGGTAATTAATGTTTATTAACCACCAATGAGGCTGTTCCTATGCTGATCACATACAGAATAGTCTCTTACTCGCCTCACGGCAAGGAGTAGACGGCTATGAAGCCACAAAAACTGGCGCTGTTAGCGCTAATCGTTGTCAGTATCACGCTTCTCGGCGTACTGTTGCTGAATAACAAAACCCTCTGTGACGTCAGCTTCCGAAGCGGCGGAACGGAGGTGGTGGCTCACATGGCCTACGCATCCAGGTAAGAGCTACGGCGGGGGAGTAATCTCCCGCCACTCTTTATCGTGTTAAGCACAAGCCTCAAAGCACCCTTTCAAATCTGAGCCCCGTTGCATTTGTGACGGGGTTTTTCTTTTCCGGAGTCACACTATGCCAATAATCTCAGGCGTCTTAAAAGATGGCGCAGGGCAGCCTATTGCCGGTTGCACCATCCAGCTAAAGGCAGTGAACACCACCAGTGCGGTAATTATGACCACCACAGCGAGAGTGGGCGCAACTGCTGGCGAATACCGTATTGATACCTTACCCGCCCGCTATGAAGTGACGCTGGCTGTGGAGGACTACCGACCGCAAAAAGTGGGTATCATCGATGTTTACGCCGATTCCCCGGATGGTTCGCTGAATGATTTTCTGACAGCAACAAAAGTGGAGTACCTGACGCCGGATGTGATGAGCCAGTTTAAGTTACTGGCGCAACAGTCCAGGGAGGCCGCAGACCAGGCAAACGTCGCATCTCAGGGGGTATCCGCGATAAAGGACGCCGCAGAAACTGCCGCCAGTGGAGCAGCGTTGTCAGAAAAAAATGCAGCAGGTTCAGCGCTGGCAGCCAGGACAAGCGAAATCAATGCTGCGGATTCAGTGACAAAAGCAGCGGCATCGGCAGCCGCAGCGCTCGCCAGCCAGAACGCGGCAAAGTTATCCGAAACGAACGCAGGGCAAAGCGCATCAGATGCGGCGTTAAGTGTGACTAAAGCCGCTGATGCAGCACTCCGTTCCGGAAAGTCTGCAACAGACGCCGCAGGTCATGCAACTGACGCACAAACAGCAGCAACAAATGCTGCGACCAGCGCAACAGCCGCGAAGGGCGACGCAACGAAAGCCGCGCTGTCCGCGACAGGCGCTACAGCGGCAAAAGATGCAGCGGTCGCTCAGGTGACGGGTTTTGATACGCATGTCAGCCAGCAAATAACGGTTATCACACAGGCAGCAACCACCGCCACCACAAAAGCGAATGCGGATATCGATATCAATCGCAACAACGCAATACTGGCGATTAACCAGAAGCAGGCAGAAGCGACCAGTGCCATTCAGGTGAGTAAGGATGCGGCAGCGTCAGGCGCACAAACAGCGTTATCAAAGGCGACGGAGGCCGCTAACAGTGCGGCTGATTCGAAAGCCAGCAGCCTGAGTTCAGATTCTTCTGCGGGCAGCGCATCGGTATCAGCATCGCAGGCGGCAACCTCGGCGGTAGCGGCACTTGCCAGCCAGAACGCGGCAGGCTCATCTGAAACAAACTCGGCAGTATCAGCAGCGGCAGCGCTGGCATCACAGAACGCGGCGAAGTTATCTGAAACAAGTGCCGGTACATCCGCGACCTCAGCACAGGCTGCATTACGTGCCGCCGAACTGATAGCTAAAACGCCGGGACCAGCAGGACCACAGGGCTTACCGGGTGCTCCGGGTCCACAGGGTATTCAGGGTTTGAAGGGGGATACCGGACCAGCAGGCCCACGAGGTTTGACGGGGATAGTGGGTCCGGCAGGACCACAGGGCATACAGGGGATACAGGGGGCCGCTGGCCTCAAAGGTGATACAGGTCCGGCAGGCCCGCAGGGGATTCAGGGTGTTCCGGGTCTAGTTGGTCCGATGGGGCCGCGTGGTTTTACAGGACCGGCTGGCCCTGCGGGTCCGACAGGGTCGGTTAGCGGGACGGTTTATGGCGACCTGACCGTTACTGGTAATATTTATACCAATGACACCTACATTCGTTCTGACCGCCGCAGTAAACGTAACTTCCGTACAATGGGCGGCGCACTGGACAAGGTGGATAAACTGAACGGCCAGTTGTATGAGGTTCAGACCAGGGGACGGTTTGTGCGTTCCGGTGGACTCATTGCACAGGATGTTCAGGCCGTTCTGCCTGACCTGGTTACGGCAGATGAAGATGGCGGACTTTTGCGCCTGAATTATAACGGCGTGACCGGGTTGCTGGTTGAGGCCGTGAAGGAATTACGGGCAGAACTGCGACAGTTAAAAGGAGCGGCATAATGGCAATTGGTTCAGGCTGGGTTGGTTCGCAGGCTGTGGCAGAAACAGGACAGCGGTGGATGTCTGCCGCGGGGGCGGCGTTAAGAGCCCCGGCGCCGTTCTGGCTGAGTTCGCTTGTCGGAAAGTCGGTAGTGGGCGTTGCGTCGTACGCTAATCCCACAGGCCGGGGATATGACACAGCGAACTGGTATTTCCTGGATTCGCAGTATGTAGACATCACCCTGACAGCGCCATTTTCCGGCACGGTTGCAACAAACAACCCGTCTCTTGTGGTATCCACTTCCGATGTACTCTTTAAGGATGACACCACAGCGGGAGTAACCTGGGGGACAAGTATCACAGCGACCAGCAGGCAAAGGTTCTTCATAGGATTAAGGTTTGTTGTAAGCCGGGATGATACCAGAATAGACCTGCCAAACACCCAATGGCAGCTATTGCTGAACGGCAGTGCGGTAGCGACATATACATCAAACTTCCTTGCATACCGTTCATATGACACGACCACAGAGGATGACTGGTAATTCAGACCACAAATGACCGCGCAAGCGGTTTTTTTTCGCCAATTTTGTGAGGAAATGGTATGGCAACAACAGCTAAGACGATTAACAGGAACTGGCAGCAGATAACGGACGGTACACAAAGCGTGCTGGTTCAAATCATTGGCTCGGCAGATGTATGTGACAGCCCTGTAAAACCGGGAGACGACCAGCCCGCGCACAGTTTCGGTAATACAGAACTGACCATAACACCGCCGACTGTTTTGTGGATTCGGTCATCGTGGTTTGAGGGCAATATTCGTGTAGTCGTGTCGTAATAACTGATGAGGTAAAAATGATAATCACAGGGAAAAGCTTGTCGCTTCCCGGCGTAATGCCGACAGAACAGCAGGGGAACAGAAGTGATGGCGGACTCACCACTGTAAAAACAGACGGCATCACCATTACCGGCGATGGCAATACAACCCCGTTATCGCTGGGGCCGGGGGTAATTGATGGTGTGGGTGGGTATGTTATGGCTTACTGCCCAGGAAATGGTCAAGGACATGATTCTTATGGGCAAACTATATCTGGTTCGTCTTTAGTGCCGACATCTTATGCGACTGGCGGATACCAGGGACGTACTTATGTTACAGCCAGTTATACCCGTAGTTTACCGGGAACCTGGAGACTGTGTTGTGAGGCCATTACTACATTAGGTTCTGTTGGTCTGTATCAACGTATTGCATAGGACTATCACATGAAGATAATCAGCGCAAAAAACGGCAAGTTCCTTGAAAACGGGATGATTAACACACTGGTACATTTTGAGGGCTTCGATGATTTCATTCCATTCACCGCTTCCCCGGAAGACTCGGAAGAACACGGTCGCCATCTCTACGCCGACCTCAAAGCCGGTAAATACGGCCCTGTCGCCCCGTTCACCGTTACCCCTGAAATGCTCACCGCAGCAAAACAGGCAAAACACGCTGAAATCAACGCGTGGCGTGATGCACAGGAAAACGGAAATATTCTTTTTACCCTGAATGATCAAAAATGGGACTGCGGTAAAGCCTCACAAACCCGCCTTGCGCCTGTTGTGGCTGTTGCCAAATCAGGCGCACTCCCGCCAGGTTTCTTCTGGACGGATGCCGATAACATTGATGTGCCAATGACAGCGGACGAACTCACCGCGCTGGAGGTAGCCATGCAGCAGAACATGGTGCTACAGGGCTTTAAAATCCACGAACGCCAGCGCCAGATGAAAGAGGAAGTGGACAAATTAACGGACTATAAGGCGATTCAGACTTACGCCGTAGGCTGGCCGGAAGGAAATTAAAAAAACGGGTGCAGCACAACGAAGCACCCGGCAATACGATAGTCAAGTAATTCAAAGAATACTGATGGTAGACAACGCTCTCTAAAACAATTCCTTTATCATACAGGCAGAACACCAATTACCATGAGCAGATTCACAACTCCGGCAATTCTCGAAATGCTGGGCCATTATTTATGGCGCGTACACGAGCCGTTTACGTTTTACCTCAGCGACGACAACAGCGACGTAATAGAAGTTCCGGCAGGCTTTATTACTGACCTTGCCACGATCCCGCGCATCTTTTGGATTTTGCTACCGCCTGACGGCAAATACGCCAAAGCCGCAATAATTCACGATTACCTGTACGACAACGCGCTACGCACGAAGTGGGAAGCAGATCGGATATTCCTGGACGGAATGACGGTGCTGGGCGTACCGCGCTGGAAAAGGACGATCATGTATTGGGCAGTGCGGTTGTTTGGGCGGGGGCGATACTGAGCGCTGCG